ATTTCACCCATAAGAGTGCGTGAACGATATTCTTTACCTACTAATAGGTCTTTAACTGTGTATACATTTGCTGACATAAGTTGTCACCTTTCTTTAATTAACTTGATATAAATATCCTATCATGGGGGACTGACATTTTTCAACTTACTAGAGAGTAATTCCAAACTTTGAGACGCTCAAGTCCTGTGATTAATCTCACATCGTACGTAAGGTTATACACAGCCTGTGGATAACTCCTCGGGCCCCATTAGTTGAAATTTCAAGCAGTTTATTCACTTGCTTAGGTGATCACTTTATTTAGTGAATTTTTCTTTTATTAATTCACGAACAATAAAAAGAATTGGCAACCACAAAAATAATTGCACTAGTGAAGTTATAAATCTATTCATTACATGCCTCCATAAATTTTTCCATATTAAATCGTGGGTTATCTTCTGCAAACCAAAAAGCGAAATCGTCAATCAAGACATCAAGGCGACAGTGTTCACCTTGTGAGTGCTTAGAAATAATTTTTGCTACTTCTATATAGTCTTTGCGAGTCATCATTATTTAGCGACTCCTCTCAAAGTACCACGAACGCCCAAAGCGTCGCAGGTAACTTTAACAGAAATACCAACTGGCAACTTTGCAGGGTATGTTGAAATAAATTGAGCAACTGCACCCTTTGAAGGGAGAGCAATTTTTGAAGTTGAACCTGTGAAGGTTTCTAGTGTAACAATGTAGTTCATGAGAACCACCTTTCTTTTTAAGTTGATAAGACTATCCTATCATGGGGGTCTGACAAATAGAGGCTTTATTTGCTTAGGCTCACTGTGATTCTAGTCACATTTATTTGCTAAGGCTCACGCTTATTTATCCTTATTTAATTGTTTATAGTAACTATACTAGCAGAGAAAGTCCAAAAAGTCAAGACGACACGCCGTAACTTAAGTGTGTTTTAGGTCACATTTTCCTCGGGCCCCTTTTTGGCGATTATTTTATTTTATCTAAAATCTTTTCTAATTCTTTTAGTTGTTCTAAGTTTAGATGATCCAAATTAATTGCATCGCTAAATCCAAATAAATCTTTTTCCATTTTAGTTTTCCTCAATTTCTTTTAGTGTTTCCCATAGAATTGGTTCTAAGGCTTTTGCAGCCTCATCTAATTTTTCTTGAAGTGTTTTCATTATTCGAAATCCCCCCAGCAATCAGGGCATTCAATTACATCATCAACGCTAAACCACATTGATTCCATAGGCTCATCACATGAGCGACAATTAAGAGTTATCATTATTTACTACCTTTCTGATAAAGAAATCCCCATGCCTTACGGCAGATTAAAATGCTTTCGCAATTATCACAGCAGATAATTTCATTGTTTAATTCTAGGTCATAGATATCTATGCTAGTTGTTTTATCTCCACATAGGGAGCGGACATTTATATAAGTGCTCATTTACGACCACCTCTCTTTCCAGCGTATCGCTGAAAGTATCTTGCAACTGAACAATCGTTGCATTTATGTTGAATATGATTCTCTCCAGAATAGAGAGGGAGCACTGAGAAATTCTCATGCTTACATTGACCATTACCTAAGAAACGATTAGGGATATGGAAGAAATATTTAGGGGTAGTGTAGAAAGCGTTCATTAGTTAGACACCTTCCAATTTGTCCACATAGGTAGACGCTCAGGGTCAGTATCATCATACCAACGCTCAATATTTTGTTCACAACTTTCGCAGAATGTGAATTGGTCATCTCCTACCATAGAGATAGCAGATTTATTTGGTACATGTGTTTTACATGTATCGTTAATTGTTAGTGTAGTCATTTTAGACCACCTTTCTTTTTAGTAGTTAAGAACCTTTCTCAACCTTCTATACATAGAAGTCTAACACCTACCACTGACAAATGCAGGTGTACAAAACGGACATAAGGGATATATGGGATTGTGATATACACCACATAAGTTATCCACATAGTTATCCACAGGGGGCCCGAGGGGACTGTGGGCTAAATCACATACGACACGCCGTGTTTGGGCTTGACTTTTGGGGTTCTGTGTGCTAGTATTATCCTATAAGAAATTGAGAAAGTCTCAATAAAGAAAGGTGTTCATCAAATGAATACACTAGATAAAAATACAATTAAACATTCTAAGTTTGGTCATCTCAATCTTGAACAGCGTATTAACCTCGCTGCTCAAATGATGGCAGACGGAGAGGTTATCTCTTTCCGTGGTGCTAGTGCTGCTACATACCAAAAGGTTGTAGCACTTGCTAATCGCATTAAGCAGGAACGTGAGTTCCCACAATGTCCATGTGAGGAGTGCATCTAATGCAACTCTTTCTATGTGATAATTGCTCAACGTTAGCAACAGTTAATTTTGACGGTAACACGATAACAATTTCAAAGTGTGCGTGTACATCTAAACAATAGGGTGCGTGTAGTGGGTACGATTATGTGCTCACTATATTTTTCTCTTTTTATTCTGTAGATCCTGTATCATACATCTGGTAAAAATATTCAGATTTGTGGTAAAATGAATTTATGGGAATTTTAGATAATTTAGAAAATGCCTGGGATGAGGAATTCTCCTTTGATCGTAGAAATCTGTCTGCAAAAATTTTTTCAGATTTGGTCTGTAAGGAATGTGAATCTAATCCTATGCCTATAACAGATAATATGGGAAGAGAAATTTTTTGGGAAGATCTAGGAAGACCCTAAAGATCCATACATTTTTGCAATAAAATCGGGGTCACCAAAGAAAGAGTCTTTATCATTTCTACGATAGGCTAAGTTATAACCCTTACTAGAAGCGTCTTCTAAGTACCAATCAATTACTTCTTGATTTGGATTTGGACCTACGTTAGTTAACACAATATAATTTTGACCTCTACGTGTAGCCATTATATGAGATATCTCAGGTTTGAAATGTTCTGGGATATCTATATTTGTTAACCAATGGCATTTATATGTTTGACATGGATGTCTTGGACGATCTTCATATATCGTACAGCCTAAACCAATTTCCAAAAAATGGCAGGGTAGACCATTTCCAAACTTAATGCCATAAGCGCCACCAGACGTATATCCCTCACAGCATTTAGTACAAGAGCCACAAGACCTACTTGATAATTCCATTTGATACTAACGCATCATATAACATAGAGTTTACATAGTCAAATTGCGGTTTGGCAGTTTCAATCCAAGAGTCTAGAGTATCTTGAGGCATCTTCTGATCTTCAGCCATTTGTCTATTCCATGCCACAACTGTCTTTGTCATTAATTCTACAACATCATCTTTTTCCATTTTTCACCATTTCTCTAAAGGGCATTTTGCCTGTTGTAGTGTAGACTTTAATTTCATAAAGCATCCACACTTTTTGCATTTTGCAAGTCGTTTGTTAAACCAATCGCATGAGTTACAAATATTTAATCTTGACTCAATTAACTCTCTATCCGATCTTGGCTGATTTGGATCAAACAGATCTGAAAATTTTACATCTTCAGACACTATGCCAAATCCATACTGTCAACATTGACACAATTACTACTGGAATAGCAATAAATGCAATCATTTCCATTCTATCTCCTGATCGTAGGTTACTGAGTATTCTCCCCCATACACTTCTGCATATGAGATGATATCTTTATTATACCTTACTACGGTATTTGAACCCACCTTATCGGCTAGAAACTTAATACCCTGGGTCAGTGGTGCAAAGTCCATTGAAAAGTCCTCAAACGCCTTGTTAAGGGCCTCTATGTATCTCTTCTTACCAAACCTCTTAGAGGTAAAAGATTGGTTTGGATATTGTTCTCTAAATAGATCATCTGCTTTTTTTGCAATGTCCGAATTGTCCATTATATACTTTAAAGATGGATGACTCATCTTATTAGACCAGTTTCGCATGTTATCGCCATAGTTTTCCATATTGCGTAATGTAGAATCGGCATAAGCCATGCGGATGTGGTCTTGTTCAGATGTTTGAACCTCTGTTGCGCCGACGATTAAAAACGCAGTTGCATATGGAAATTTGTCGGTATAAGTCGATATACCGAAATGTACATTCGGATTAAAAGACTTGCTAGACATATTATCATCTAGTTTTCTCATGTGATTTCCGATTGAAACGTATTGAGATCTATTCATGTCACAGTCAACAAATAAACAATCCTCTATTGTTACCCCGTCGGAAAGACAAAGAATATTTTTGTCGTATGTTCCGACGACTTTAGAACCGTTATATCTATTTAAAAACTCTGCGGAAAGAAAACCATCCATATCTGGAGATATTATTAAATTTTTAGAATGCTCTAAGGTTTTTAGTATGGCTGTTTTCATTTTTTTAAAATACTCCATTTATAATAGGTCTATCATGAGCGCTCAAGACTGGCTTGGACTAATTCTGACATCGCTATCAATTCTAGCACTTGTTGCAGGGGCTGTCAAGTGGTATATCCAAACTCAAATTGAGCCAATCAAAGAAGCCGTTGAAGATATCAGAAAAGAAACAAAGACTAACGGTGGATCTTCAATGCGAGATGAAATTAAGCAGATCAAAATTGAGCAAGTTCATGCAAGAGAAAAGCGTCAGCAGCAAACTGAAAAAATAGATCACCTTTACGACTTATTTGTAGAGTATCTTGCTAAGAATTCAAAGTAACTATATACTATATATAATATATTAATATATAAACCCTTTAGAGATAGTTTTCTTTTCTTATATATATTTAAGTATACACTATCTGTATTCCTGGCAATCTATGACTTACTATTACAAAACGGACAAAAGGTATTATAACAATTTGGTAAACTTTTTATCACTTGATTCTAAATGTCCTAATTATACCTATATGATATACTTTTATCTGATACCTAGGATAGTTCTCTCATACCCACCTATCCTGGGTATCTTTTTAATTTAATGGTATAATCAAGATTATGACTATTTGTGGACCTGAGATTTTTGGTGCTGATCCTGTTAGGATTAAGTGGAATGTTGTTAGAGGAGATACTGCTTCTATCAGAGTTGAGTTTTTAAATGATGATGAAGTAACATATTTTGATACCTCTGATTGGACCTACTCTGCAAGTTCCTATGATCCAAAGGGAGACATTATTGATGAACTTACAGTTACCCCAGGAAATGGATATGTAGATATTCTTGCAGGTCCTGACCTTACACAATATTGGGGAACTGGATACGGATCTCAATTAGCAGAGTTGTCATTTGACTTACAGGTAACAATTGATGATCTTGTGTGGACACCAGTGATTGGAAGCATCCTTGTAATTGGGGATGTAAGTGGTTCACTATAATGGCTGTTATTAAAGTAACTAGTCCTAAGCCACAATTGCCTTCTGTTATTAAAGTTGGTAATAAGACTTACAAAGTAAATAAATGATATAATAACAACATGGCTACTCACTCACTACAAACATTATCTAATACAACTCCACTACGATTGACCCCAAACGGTGTTCACTCTGGCATGGATATAACTCTTCAAAACGTAAATGATTCTGGATATGTTTATGTTGGTGGATCAGATGTATCAACAACTAATTATGGATTTAGAATTATGCCAAACCATTCGATATCATTTGAGTTGCCAGGTAGCGATTCTTTGTATGCAGTATCTTCTGTAAATGCGATGAAGGTTGCAGTTTTGCAAACTAATCTTGAGGCTGGTCAGTAATGGCACGTTTTACACATCCAGCATTTGGGGATGTAGGTGGACTCACTACAGAAATTAAAAGTTATGCTCCTATATGGTCTGGCACAGGACTTGCATTTACTGGTACTCCAGCAACAGGATCTTATATTAAAATAGGAAACCTAATACAAGTTCAAATGGATGTATTGTTTACAACAGTTACTAATTTTGGAACTGGTCAATATTCTCTAACATTGCCAATAGCATCTAAGTATCATACAGATGTTTATGGTGGATCTATTCATCATGCAAATAATGGTGCTACTGATCACTACAGCCTTAAGGGTCATCTGTCCCCTGGAAGTATTGGCATGACAGTTTGGAACTTAAAGTCAAGTGCTCTTGATGAACCATTTGATCACAATTCACCATTTATATTAGACATCAATGATAAATTTCATATGTCATTTTCTTATATCTGTGAATAATAATATGAGATAATAGCAGCATGGCTGTTTCTAAATCAATGGATTTTCCTGGTGCAAAAAAATCTTCTTATGCTGCACAAGTAGAGCAGAGTCAAGCAAATCCTTATCAAGAAAATGTATTATCCTTTCTTCCAGTTCCAGGCCCAGTAGGTCCACAGGGGTCACCAGGAAGAGATGGCAAGGACGGCAAAGATGGAAAGCAGGGGCCAGAAGGTCCAGAAGGAAAACCAGGACCAAAAGGTTTACAAGGGCCTCCAGGCAAAGATGGATTAAGTTCTTTATCATCTTCAGGACAACAAGCAGGATGGGCCTCATATCATAATAAAGTTGAGAAACCGTTCAAACTTGGAATATCTGAAGGAGAAGATGGATGGGTAACAGTATTTTTACTTTCTGATGGATTGTCTAATGAGAAGTATTTGCCAAAAGGTTGCACTCCTTTGTGGAATGATCATGCAAGAGCCTTTAATTTCAGGGGACTTGAAGAAGGCGCTCAAGTATTCATAACTTATAGTTTTGAATTGACTACCTATAGCAGTAATACTGAGGTGTGGATTAGAACATATTCTGCAAATAGCGATTTAGATATTTCTCAATTTATTGGATCACTTAAATATCAGCATACTTATCCAATTACCGTAACCCAGCACATTTTTATTGAAAATCAAAAAATATGGGGAAATGGTGCGGTACCACAGATACGTACTGATTACGATGCCTCAGTAGTTCTTAAATCTATATACGTCAGCGTGGTATAATAAAACTATGGCATTTCCAGGAACATATAATATTAACTATTACAAGGGTGACACCCTAGAGTTTCGTGTTTACCCAAAATTAGCAGACGGAACAGCATATGATCTAACTGGTTATACTGTAAAATTTTCTTTTTCTACAGCCCGTGGATCTGCTGGTAGTTCAAACTATCACGAGGCATATGCATCTATATCATCAGACAAGACTTATGTTACTTGCGTAATCAGACCAGCAGACGCATCAAGTTTAAATGCTGGTACTTCATATGTTTACGATGTTGAAGTTACAAAATCTGCAACACCATACCCATTTGTTCATACAATTTTGACTGGCAATATAACAGTTACAGATCAAGTGAGCGTAACAGTATAATGGTAAATGTTTTATTGTCAAACGACGATCTCTCAGTTCTTGGTGGACCAGAAACAGTTAACGTCGAAATTGATTTTGGGCCAGAAGGCAATCGTGGAAGTCAAATTTTTGTAAATAATGGAAAGCCTATTATTGGTGGAGATGGACTTACTGTTTTAGCCCCAGACTGCCAACTATTTGACCTTTACATAAACATACTGTCTTCTGATAGTGAGTATCAGTATGTCTATCAACTTCAAAATGTTTTGGGTACTGCTACATGGGTAAAACTTTTTAAACTTGTATCAAATATTTATAGCAAGAATTATGCAACAGTAACATTTGTCAATGGTGAGGCAAACATTAATGTTCCTGTTGCTGAGATACTCCCCTCTGATTTTGTAGGTACAGCATCTTCTGAAAACTTTAACATTCAGCATAACATTTTAAATCAATTACCAATAGTATCTGCTATATCTGTAGGAGAGATTTCAAACTCTAATGGTGCCCTTGTTTTGCCTATAACCCTGACTGCTCATGAACTTGTAAGCGGATCTTTTGAGCCTATTGCTTCTGAAAAGTCAGTTCATCTCTTTATTACTATGGTATAATCTTATGTATGGCTTCAGAAAATATAGGTAGCGTTTACCCAACAAAGATCCCTGGACTTGAAGATCCAGCAGATATTCAGGCAGCACTTCGTCTATACCATTATGGTACAACAAGCACTATCTCAACTGAAGCAGATATCATTCCAGAGTCTGTAGTAGGCCATATCAAGGCTTTAGATACAAGACTAGATGCAATAGAGTTAGACGGTATTGGATCTGAGATATCAGACACAATGCCAACAGGTGTAGACAATGGATTTATTTGGGTAAACTCAACTGGTTCAGCACAAAGTCTAAGTGTACCAGTTTGGAAACTTAAAAGTAGCGGTAATTTATCTGGAGAGTCTCTTACAGTTTCCTCCCTTGATGGAGAAAAGTTATTTGTTATATTGAAAGACTGGAGTCACGATAATTCTGGCTCAGTTGATTTTTCTTTAAGATTTAACAATGATTCTGGACCAAACTATGTAAATACAGGTGGAATTGTTTCTGGAAGTCACCTAAGTTCACCAGAATTTCCTAGCAGCGGAACATACGACATGACAGTAACTGTTGACCTAGCAAATACAGCATCATCACTTAAGCCAGTGTCAACAATTGCAGATATTGCTGCTGGTTCTTATTTTGGTTATTATAAAAACACATCTCCTATAACCTCTCTTCAAATTAGTCTTCCAACAGGAACAGCATTTGATTCTGGTTCTTATGAAGTTTGGAGTTACGAATAATGGCTAAAAATAAAACTACTGAAGAGCAACTGCGTGAAAGCGGTATTGCAAAACTTGTTGCAGTAACTGGAATCACAGAGGCAGAATTAAGAGCATTGGGGATAACATCAGATGGCAACAATTAATTCAGATGGTAAAGTAGCATATATCTATAAGGACGATGTTTGGTATGCAATTGGTGGGGCTGTTAATACAAATCAAGAGTATACTTGGACTGCAGATCAGACATTTTCAGCAGTAGTCAACTTTGACATGGTAGCAAACGCTAAAGCAGGCGTTAATAATTTTCAAAATCCTACAGCAAGAAACTCAGCAATTCCATCACCAACTAATGGTATTGTTTGTTTTGTTAGACAAGAAGATGACGGCACAGTCATTAATCAGGTCCAGTATTACCATAATGGTGAGTGGAGATATGCTTATGATGCTTTTTCATTTTTAACTAAAACTGCAGATTACACAATAGAGAAAAAAGATTCTGGAAAAACTATCATGGTTACATCTTCAGATGATGTTGTTATTACGGTACCTGCAAACAGCACAACACCATTTATAGTAGGGCAAAAAATCGAAATTGTTAGAAATGGTATTGGCAATGTTTCTATTGCTGGAGCGCTTGGTGTAACTATTAATAGCAAGAATTTAAATAAAAAAATTGCTGCTCAGTTTTCTGGAGCAGTCCTTACAAAGGTTGATACAAATACCTGGTTGCTAATAGGCGATTTGACGGCGTAGGTTCACATGCTGAATTTAGGGTTCTGGTCATCATCAAAAGGAACGGTAGCAGTACCAGACCTATCTGGACTCTTGTATTCAGACGCAATTACAACATTACAAAATTCAGGACTAAATTATACTAACTCTGGATCAACAAATACATCTAATTCAAATTTAAATAATAGAATTGCAACACAATCAATTGCAGCAGGAACTTTAGTTAATTATGAGACTAATGTTAGTTTTACATATTACATTTATGCTGCAGTTCCAGTTACTCCAGGTGTTACTCCAGTCACCCCCGTAACACCTGTAACTCCTGTTACCCCAGTTACTCCTGTTACCCCAGTTACTCCTGTAACTCCAGTTACTCCAGTAACACCTATTAATACAGATCCAATCTGGGCTAACTGTTATAGTGAATACAGAGCAGCATGTTGTGGAACTGTAACAATCTGTGTTGATACAAATCCTAATTCTCCATCATATGGTTTAGAAAATCCTAGTGCAAGTTATGCTGGATCAACTTGTTCCAATGGTCATACATATGAAGATCCTTGCCCTGTAACTCCTGTTACTCCAGTCACACCCGTAACACCAGTTACTCCTGTAACACCAGTAACACCAGATACACGTCTTCAATGTGTTTCACCAAATACTATTACTAATGCAAATGCCTATACATGTACCGAATTAGGATTGACATACCTTGGAGGACCAACTGAGTATGTAATTGGCGTTGGACAACAGTGCTGTGGTCCTGCGGTTACACCTGCTGTAACTCCAGTTACTCCAGTAACGCCTGTAACTCCTGTTACCCCAGTTACTCCTGTAACGCCTGTAACTCCAGTTACTCCAGTAACGCCTGTAACTCCAGTTACACCAGTTACTCCAGTCACACCATCAGTTACACCGTATTCTTTCTCAACTACAACTTATGGAGTTAAGTGTATTTCTGGAAATACATTTATTAGACTTGCTCCAGGCAAAGGTATCGAACAAACAGATATTCTTACAGGTAAAAAATATCTTATGAATGATAATAATGAAATTATTGCAAAACAGGCAAAAGATATTCAGATTGGTGATGAAGTCATGACTGTTCAATATGCTGAAGTTGATCAGTCTTCCCCAGACTATGCAGTATTTGAGTGGAACTCTGACTCTCTTACATTTGTTTCAAATTCAACAACAACTATTACTGATATTGAAGAATCCGCTAAGTTCCAAACAGTTTACATTAATGGCGACCAGTCAGCACAGTTTACTTTAGAACATCCAATTCTTACAAATAAAATCATTAATGGTGTTCCTTCTTGGAAGTTTGCAATGGTAGCAGAACTTGAAGTAGGAGATATAATTGTTAAATATAACAATGAAACTGGACTATATAACAATGTAGAAATAACATCATTAGACATAATGTCAAACTTAGACCCAGTTTATACCTTCAGTGCTGAGCCAGGTGATATAATTGTTGCAGGCGATATTATAACTCACAATAAGTAAGGGGTAATACTTATGTCAGAAAAGAAAAGGTCTGTAAAACCTTGGGACTTGCTTAACCCAAGCAAAGACCACGCAACTGATGAAGAAGCACAAAAAAGATATGATATCTGTGATTGGTGTCCAGAATTTATTTCTTTAACTAAACAATGTAAAAAATGCGGATGTTTTATGAATTTAAAAGTTAAGTTGCAAGAAGCCTCATGTCCTTTAGGAAAATGGTAATGATAAAGATATTTAAAAGTATAATGTTTAGGTACAAAGAAAAAAGAAAGTATAAAAATATTAAAAGATCTAATTGGATTTACTAATGCTATTTGATATTTTTAAAACTGGCATTATTCCACATAATAGACCAGAAACAAAAGACAAGACAAGCGTACTTGTTACGCATGCAGAAATAGATAGGCCAGAGTACAGTTATGACTGGAATTCAGATGGCATTAGGTCTGTTGAATTTAGCACAAAGCCAAGTATTGTTGCTTTAGGATGCTCGATTACTTTGGGTCAGGGTCTTCCAGTAGAACTCAGGTGGACAGAACTTTTAGCAAAAAAACTAAACAAAACAGTAGGAAATATATCTTATAGTGGTGGATCTGCAGCACAAGTTATTTCTAGTTTTTTTGGAATGATCGACAAATATAATTATAAGCCAGAATATGTTATTGCTAACCTTCCGCCATTTGAAAGATTTTATTTTATTGACGGTAAAGGTGAAAAAATGAAAGACTATTGGTTAGGTAATAAGCCTAGAAAAACAAAAGATCAGGCTCCTTGGGATTATGGTGCAACAATCCCATACGAGTGGGTTTATTATAATAATCTAAACCATATCAAGATGTTAGAAGTTTTTTGCAAAGCAAATGATATTAAGTTAATTTGGTCAACCTGGAGCAATGCGTTGTCTCAAGAACACGAGTCATTTTTGTTAGATAATTTTGAAGGATATGTTGTAGATACTGTTAAAAAGCAGTTTCCACCACACTTTGAGTTTTATGTTAATCCAAAAGAAGTTGATGGGCTTTTACCATTTTATAAAATGAATAATTGGGATAATATAAAATGTCATATTAAAGAAAGCCTAGACACCCCTGACATTTTTGATTATGCTTATGATTATCATAAAATAGGCAGGGCACCAGATAGAGATGTGACCAGAACACCACATCCAGGTGTGCATAAACATATACATTGGGCAGAGTTTTACTTTGATATAATTAAATCTATGGAGACAGAATAATGGATAGGATTGAGTTGGCACCTGGAATTATGTCTTATAAAAAAGTCATAAATCAAGAAACCCCATTAGACAAACAGATAGAGTTTGCAATGAGTAAAATTGGTTTAAACTGGGAGCCAGCATATGTAAGGACAAATGGTGAAAATATGATAGATAAGAGTGCTAGGGATACAGGTAGTTTCTTTATCAACTCCTACGACCATCTTATTGACAATCACTCAACACCAATAGACTCCTTTTTTACATTATTATCTAATTTATTTTTAAATAAGTTTAAACCAATACATGAGGATTATAAGAATTATTATCAAATATCTACAAAAACACAAGAGGCTTATAGTATTCTAAAATATGGAATTGGTCAAAATTTTATTAATCATATAGACGATCTAGATAACACGAGAAAAATTTCTATGGTTTATTATATAAATGATGAATACACTGGGGGAGAAATTGTTTTTCCTAGGTTTGGTTTAAACTATAAGCCACAAGCAGATGAAATGATTATGTTTCCTTCTACATACGTCTACAATCACTCAGTTCTTCCTGTGGTTGAAGGAAACAGGTATGCTGTAGTTAGTTGGTTAAGATGATAGATACTTTATCTTGTCGCTCAATTCATCAAGAAAAGTTTTTAGATTATGAATTTGATACTGTATGTATTAATAACTTTACTATAAAAAATGATGATGGACCAATAATAAATGTACCTGGAGAAACTTATTTGTTTCATACAGATGCTGCCTTTGGTCACTCATTAATGGATATTTATGCACAGTTTAAAATTTTACAGTTAAAATATAAAAAGATAAAGCCATTTTTTTATGAAACACATGATAGAAGATTTAATCAAAATAAAATAACAATAGATCAAATGAGTTCTCTTGGATATGAAAATCCAACGGTTTTCAATATTTCAGTTGGAAATTATTCTTTTGAAAAAGTTATAATGTTTTTTGATATGAATCTTACATTTCCACAAGAGTTTTACTCAAACAACGGTGCTACAAGATCACTGTTCTATTTTCCTTTTTGTGACTGTCCAGTGGGATCATTACCATCTAATCTACCGTGTGGCCAAAGTGAGCACTTTAAGTATAACTACTTAGCAATAGATATTCTAAAGCAAAGTTTTAAAGAATTTTTTAGTGATAGTAAAACAGAAAATATTTTTGTTTCAAGAGAAAGATATAATAAAAGACATAAGGAGCAAATTGAACTTTATTCCAATAAAGAGTCTTTATCAGACAAAGAGAAGGAATGGTATTGGTTTGCTAAATGGAGATATTCTGAAAAAGATGAGTACATACAACAAATGTTTAAAGACAGCGGGTATACCATTATCTACCCAGAAGATCATAGCCTAATAGAACAAATAAAGATATTTAGTTCTGCAAAAAATATTGCAGGGCTTTCTGGCACTTGGTTGTTTAATTCTTTTTGGGGAAACAAAGAAACTAATGTGTTTGAAATTTCAGCAGTTCCAAATCACAGATATCATTATAAACAGTTTGCAGACTATGCTGGGGTAAATCATTCTTATATTAATGTTGTTGGATTGTCAGAAGAAGAAACAAAAACCGTCATTCAGGAAAGTATTGATAAAATGCATAAAGATACCTCACCAATTATAGTTCCAGTAATTAATTTTGACCTTATTCAGCAAGCAATTGATGAAAAGAGAATTCATATATTTAAAAATGTTTTTCCAAAATTGCCATCATTGGATTCAATCATGTCTATGGTTTCTCAGTTTGTTGATGAAGACCTAGAAAAATTTCCAGATAGATCATATCTGTTAAGTGATTTTGTTGAAGGTGAGTCTTCTGATATGAGGCTTAAGTGTAGATTTTGGTCAAGGCTTGCACTTCAACTTTACGATCCAGAAGATAAATATTTATCAATTATTCCAGAACTGCTTCCAGTAACTGAATGGGGCCTTTCTCAATATTCCGCAGAAGTCTATGATGGAAACTTTGCACTAGTCTCACTTATGAAGAACCGTGGGGTAGTTGGAAGTAAACATAGCGACTATGTAGATCAATTTCAGTGGGTAGTTAAGGGAGAGATGATCTGGCGCACAGGTGAAACTCTAGAAAACGAGTATCATGTTGTAGAGGGTGACTTTATCTTTATACCAAAAAACTTGGTTCATGAGGTTGAAACCATCAAGGCACCAAGAGTAGCAATTAATTTAATTTTAAGAAACTAAAAGGCACCCACAATAATATTTCTACTACCATAGGTGCCTTTAGTTTTTACTTAGGAAATTTATTCATCAATCTTTTGGTTTTTGGTGTCAATCCATGCCAAGAGGACCAATCTTCTCCACCGTTGGACATATGAAAAGCAACCTGTGCATTAATTACAGGGTTAAAAAGGTCCTGGTTATCACTTAGTTCAAACTTCTCAATACGATCTGGCCCAAGATCTCTAATCATATTGATCTGAAATAGTCCATAAGACTTATCCCCAGTCTTACCATTACCATTAAAAGCATAAGGTCTTCCATTAGACTCTTTCTTTGCTACTGCCCAAGCCTCAACTAGGTTCTTTCCACGAAACCCTACCTGAAATAGCAAGTCTTTGAGTTCTAGATCTGTTAAAGAATCCTTACTAACGTATTTTGATAGTTTATATATATTAGCAGTCTTAGAAACCAAAAAAGCCCCAGAAGGGGCTGCCACGGGCTGGACCTGTTCACTCGTTTTAGTTTCAGGCTTAACAGTTGTAGCGTTAGCATTATTTGAAAAAACGGCAAAAATGCCAGTGACCGTAAGTATTCCGATGATTACTTGTTCCTTAAATTTCTCGTTCATCATAGTTTCCTCCTTAGAAAACAATAACACCTTGGTAGGTGTCTAGTATTAAGTATAACATAATTTTACCCACTTTTAACCCAAAAGTCAAATTTAGGCGTGGTATAATTAATTTATTATGGCAACAACTAATGATGGCGTATTTAATCTACCATTCCCAGAGTCAACTGATCCTGTTAATGTACATGGTGACATAAAAGCACTTGCAGATAGACTTAAGATTGTTTTGCCACCACTTGGCATTTCTGCTTTTCAAATTTCTGTAATTAATAATAGCGGAGAAACTTTGCCAGCAGGAACTCCAGTTTATGCTGTTGGATATACAACAAAAACAACGGTAGATAAAGCATTACCAACTACTCCTGCCCCAATCTTAGGATTATTAAAGCAAAGCCTTACAAATGGATCAGAAGGCATTTGTGTTGTTGCAGGAGTAATGGAAAATATTAATACCTCTGCTTTTGATAATGGAGATGTTCTATACGTTGGTTCTGAGGGCGGATTGTCAAATCTTGCAACACATGGTGCAGTTGGTATAGTTGCACATGCAGCAGTAGATGGAATTATTATTGTAGAGGCAAAGGGAAACGGCACTTGGGGAGCACTCAAGGCTGGATTGTCCTAATGAATGGTATAATCTAATTATGGCAATAACTCGTGGAGCATCTGGTCGGTATGATATTGGCAATAAGCCACCAACAGTTCTTTGGACTGTGGTTCGTGGTGACACTTCTGGTTTTAAAGTCTATGCAACAGATGATGCAAAAGATCCACTAAACATTCCTGACTGGACAATCTCAATGAAGATAAAGCGTCCAAACAACTCTGCAGATTTAGGAACTATTACAGATGATGCTACGTTAGTTTTGACATTAACACCAGTAGCAGATGAAGATGATTTAATTGGTGAGTTTACTGTATGGCTTACTGCAGAAGAATCTGTACAACTTGAAACAGGAGACATCTTTGACATCCAACTCTCAGATGCTACAAGAGTCTGGACAGTTTGCCAGGGTAGCATGAAGATTCTTGAAGATGTAACAGACTAATGGCAACAGCCACAATCATAGATACAAAAAATACTAAAGTCTCAAATATTAAAACTATTGACTATCCCATAGTCAAGGTAAAAGACTTTACTAGAAATGTTAAGATTTCAGAAGTCCTTCCTTTTCGTGTTAAGTTTACCTCTATTCAAATAGAAAAGATTGGTTTGGGCAATACTCCACCAATTCCATTACAGGTTATTGGCTATAGTAACTATATTCTTTAATTAAATTACTTAAAATATATGTTATAATTACAACATGTCTAAGATATCAATTCCAGGAGTAAAGAGTCTTTTCCAATCAGGAGATAGACCTTCTCAAGAAAATTACGAAGATCTAATCGATACCCTATCAGCACAAGCAACAGACCTTGGCTCTGCGGGTAACAATGAAAATACAATCAATGGTATTGAGAATGCAACCGTTATTGATAACTTTGATGCTACAGTTTGGCGCATGGTTAAGTATATTGTTTCAATATCAAAGACCACAGCAGGGGACAATAAGTTCTACGCAACTGAAATGACAATTCTTGTTGATGGTACAAATGTATCAGTCAGCGAGTATGGAACAATCGACAATGATGGGAATATTGGCACCATTAATGTCTCTCGCACTGGAAATACCGTGGCTTTAACAGTCACTCCAGATCCTGCGATCAAGCCAGTCACTGTACGTTTCGCACGTATGGGACTTAAGGCATAATTAAAAAGGAGATATAAAAATGGCAACAGTAAATAAAGATTTTAAAATTAAGAGTGGTCTTATCGTTGAAGGTACAACAGCAACAGTTAATGGTTATGACATTCTTACAAAGAAGCCAGCAGACGATCAATATATTATTGATCTCATTGGCGGAGAAACACTCGTAAAGTCAGTTTCAACTGAATTTGACGTAAGTGTTGCTGGAGAACTTTCAATTGATCGTACTGTAGTAGATGCTTACTACGATGCAGCAGGTTCTGCTACAACAGCAGAAAATAATGCAAAGTCATACGCAGATGGACTTGCTTCAAACTATGACCCAGCAGGTTCAGCAACTAATGCATACAATGATGCAGTAACAGCAGCAAACTCTTACACAGACGGAGAAGTTGCAGATGAGGTTATTGCACGTGATGCAGCAATTCTTCTTGCTAAGCAAGATGCTATTGCAGATGCAGCATCAGATGCAACAACTAAGGCAAATGCAGCAGAGCAAAATGCAAAAAATTATACAGATGGTGAAATCTTAACAGAAATCACAAATCGTAACAATGCAATTGCAACTGCAAAGTCAGAAGCAATTTCAACAGCAGAAGGTTACACTGATGGCGAAATCACAGCACTTGAAGGTCGTTCACAGACTTATGCAGACAATGCAGCAACAACTGCAGAAAATAATGCTAAGGCATATGCAGATGGACTTTCATCTGGTCTTAACTGGAAGGCAGCAGTAAACGTACTTGCTACAGCAAACGTTGCTCTAACTGGTTCAACACCACTTTCAATTGATAACCATACAGTATCTGACGGATACCGTGTACTCTTGAAGGGACAATCAACAGATGCTGAAAACGGTATCTACGAGATGTCTATCTCTGGTGGTTCTTATACACTTTCTCGTCCAGCAGATGCAGATGCATCAGCAGAACTTATTGGTGCAGCAGTATTCGTAATGGAAGGCGACAACTATGCTTCAACAGCGTGGGTACAGGCTGACCACTACCTTACAACTTTTGCGGGACAGGATTGGACACAGTTCTCAGGACAAGGAACATATCTTGCTGGAAATGGTCTAACACTTAACGGCACAACTTTTGAAATTGACACAGCAGTAACAGAGACAGTTACTGGTTCTCAGGCAAAGGCAGATGCAGCAGAAACAGCAGCAAATGCTTACACAGATGGCCGTGAGACAGCAATCACAACTGCTTATCAGGGATATGCTGATCAAGCAGAAGCAGATGCAGTTTCAACTGCTAACGCACACACAGATGCTAGAGAAATTGCAATTACAACTGCTTATGAGAACTATGCTGATGGCGTAGCCCTTACTGCAGAACAAAATGCTAATGTCTACACAGATGGAAAGATCACTGATGAAATTGCAGATCGCAATCTTGCAATCACAAATGCAGTCAATGCACTATCTACATCAGATATTGAAGAAGGTGTAAACGAATACTTTACAGATTCTCGTGCTAAGACTTCAGCAGCAGATCTTTTGACTGGTGCAAACCTTACAAATATTACAATCACAGGTACAGGTGCAGGTCTTACTATTACCGCAGAAAACGGTGTAGCAGATTCTACAACTGATGATCTTACAGAAGGTACAGGAAACCTATACTTCCAAGAGTACCGTGCACTTGATGCAATCTCTAATGCTGCTCAAATTGCTCCACAAGCAATTGATATCACATGGGTTCGTCGTGAAGAAGCAGCCTACTCATCAGTAGCAACAGCATCAAAGACTACCTGTCACTCAGCAACAACATCTGAAGGAAGCATGAAGTACCTTGTTCGTGTAACTGCAAATGTTGGAGGAACTCAGCACTCACATGTAACTGAAGTTCTTGCAACAGTTGATGGTTCACATGGTGTGGCAGTTGTTGAGTATGGAACAATCTATACTTCAGAAAATCCATTAGCAACAGTAACTGTTGAATGGAATGCTGTATCATCTACATACGATCTAAATGTTACAACAGCAAACAATAACTCAGAAGTTTTGGTTGCAGCAACATTAATCGCAGTACAAGACTAAGTTATAAAAAATAAAAATGGTTGGAAGAAGGAGTAGTAAATGGCAACAGTAGAAAAAGACTTCAAGGTCAAGAATGGCTTAGTCGTAACTAACGGCGGTACATTCGGAGATGCAGTAACAGTAGGAGCACCAACTCTTGCAGGGCATGCAGCAACTAAGGAGTATGTAGATTCCTTAACGGGATCTATGGCTGTAGGCACAACTGCTCCTTCTTCACCAACTAATGGTACACAATGGTTAGATACTCTAACAAATAGAGTTAACTTCTACTACGAAGGATCATGGTACACACAGGCTACAATTGATGATACATTGAATCTGCCACAGCACATTCACGATACAGCAATTGATGGTACAGGGTTTATTGTAACTACTTTCCGTGAAGGTGGAAGTTTTAATAGCCCACAAGGAACTGCAGTTGATGGCGGGGGACCAAGTACAACAACTTTTGACCTCACTCTTGACGGTGGTTCTGCAGTAGATAATTTCAATTAAAATTGATGTTATAATGAGATAAGTAAATGGGCAGCCCCCATAAGGAGAATATAAAATGGCAACTAGAATGCAACAACGCAGAGGTACTGCACAGCAATGGACTGACGCAGACCCAATTTTGGCAGCAGGAGAAATTGGATTTGAAACAGATACCAACCAGTTTAAGATTGGTGATGGCGTAAATGCATGGTCAGATCTCTCCTATTTTAAGAACTTAGAAGATCTTGGCGGATCTTTAGATGACTATGTTCCAGTTAGCACAAAGGGTCAAGCAAACGGTGTAGCCGAACTTGATTCAACAGGAAACGTTCCAATGTCTCAACTTGGAAACATTATTGATGGTGCACCAGCAGCACTTGACACACTCAACGAAATCTCAACACTTCTTGGTGATGGGTCAAGCCTTGGAGCATCAGTAGTTTCATCTTTAAACGCACTTGATACAGCGCTTGCAAACCACGCAGACAATACAAGCACTGCTCATGGAATGGTGATTGCAGACCTCGCAACACATACTTATGTAGCCGATGCAATAACAACACATGCGTCAGATACTACAGGTGTACACGGTATTGCAGATATGTCTGCACTAGCAACATCAGAGTATGTTGGTGATACAGTTGGAGCACACAACCTAGATACAACACAGGTGCACGGAATTGAAGATACAGCAGAACTTGCTACAAAAACATATGCAAATAATGCAGTGTCAACACACCAAGCAGATACAACAAATGTTCACGGTATTGCAGATACATCTGCTCTTGCACTATCTGTAGATGTAACATCTGAAATTGCAGCACACTCTGCAGATACAACAGATGTTCATGGAATTACAGATACAGCAAACCTTGTCTATACATCTGACTCACGCCTTTCAGATGAAAGAACCCCTTCTGCGGGTTCTGTAACAGCAGCAAAGATTGCAGCAGATGCAGTAGAAACAGCAAAGATTGCTGACGGTGCAGTAACAAATGCAAAACTTGCAGATGATGCAGTAGATACTTTAGAAATCAAAGATTTAGCAGTTACAAATGCTAAGTTAGCAGGATCAATTGCACAGTCTAAGATTACTAATCTAGAGACAGACATTGCTTCAAAGCAAGACAAGGTAACTGGAGTTTCAGATACTGAGATTGGGTACCTTGATGGAGTTACATCAGCAATCCAGACACAGATCAATGGAAAGGCTTCTCTTTCTGGAGCAACCTTTACAGGTGATGTTACAGTTGAAACCAACCTTACAGTTGATGGAAACCTTACAGTAACAGGAACAACTACAACAGTTTCTGCACAAGATCTTGTTGTGTCTGACCCACTGATCTATATCGGTGAAGGAAATACAGCAAACCTTGTTGACCTAGGTCTTGTATCATCTTTCAACGATGGAACCTACCAGCATGCAGGTATTGCTCGTGATGCTTCTGCTGGAAAGTGGAAGATCTTTAAGGGTGTAACTGATGAACCAACAACTACAATTAACTTTACACAGGGATCACTTGATGACCTTGCAGTTGGTGCTCTTGAGGCAACAACAGTTACTCCATCTTCTGGAATAGTTTTCTCAGATGGCACACAAACAAAGGTTGGAGTTCCATCTATAACAACTTTTGCAACAGCAATTTCTTCTAGCGCAACACTTGCAACAGGAGAGCAGGATAAGTTTGTTCCACTAACTGGAGCAGTTACAATCACTCTTCCTGCAACAGGATACTCTACTGGGCAGTCAATTGACTTCTATCAGGCTTCAGGTACTGGTGCACAGTTTGCTTCAACCAACAGCGTTGTAGGCACACCAGGACTAAAGTTCAGAACTACAAACTCAGTAGTAACAGCAATGAAGACTCCAACTGGATGGTTAGTCTTCGGAGATTTGTCAGCATAATTTAAAAACTAAAGGGGAATAATATGTCAAAACAAGCAGGTAGAATGAGCCAGGGAGCAAATGACTTCTTGGCACCGTACGCTCCAACAATTGGAACAGCAACCAACGTTCCAGCAGGAAGAGCATACAACAATGGACGGGTAGATGTAACATTTACTCCTGACCCAATCAATGCAGCAACATCATTTACTGTGACATCTTCTCCTGGAGGTTATACTGCAACTGGTGCTTCTTCTCCAATTTCAGTTACAGGTTTACAATCATCAGTGGCTTATACATTTACTGTTACAGCAACTAATGACGCAGGAACCTCAGCACCGTCTGCAGCATCAAATAGCGTTACAGCGACAACAGTCCCTGCAACACCAACTGCACCAAGTGCTTCTTCTCCGTCAGCAGGTGTAGACTCAGTTTCATGGTCTGCACCAGCAGATGGTGGATCAGCGATTACAAATTACCACTGGGAATCAAATGACTCAAAGTCAGGAGATACAGCATCTACATCAGTAAGCGTTGGACAGGAGCAGGGTACAGCACAGGCTTATCGTGTTTATGCAACAAATGCTAATGGTAACTCAGAATACTCTTCATACTCTGGAACAGTAACTACAACATTTTCATTTGTTCCATTTGGCGTGTTTGGTTTCTCACCATTTGGTTTCTCACCATTTGGTTTTTCACCATTCTCATTCTCTCCATTTGGGTTCTCTCCGTTTGGGTTTTCTCCGTTCTCATTCTCACCATTTGGTTTCTCACCGTTCTCATTCTCACCATTTGGATTTTCTCCTTATGGATTCTCTACAACAACATACGGTGTAAAGTGTATTGATGCTAATACATTTATTAGAGTAAAGACTGGACTTGGTGTCGAGTCTACTGATCCAGAAACTGGCAAGGTAACTCTTAAAGATGCATCAGGACAAGTAGTTGCTAAGCAAGCAAAAGATATTCAGGTTGGAGATACAGTTCTTTCAGCAGACTATGCCGAAATTGACCCATCATCTCCAGATTACGAAGTCTTTAACTGGTCTTCTAACTCACTATCTTTTATTAATCACTCAGAAACCACAATTACTGACATTGAAGAAACAAATAAGATTCAAACTATTTACTTCAATGGTGATCAATCAGCACAGTTTACATTAGAGCACCCAGTTCTAATTAAGAGAAATACTGCTGGAGCAATTAGTTATGGTTTTGCTATGGTTGCAGAAGTTCAGGTTGGAGATGCTATTCTAAAGTATAGCCCAACATCAAACTCATATATTGAGACAGATATTACATCTATCGACATATCTTCTGGACAAAAGGTAGTCTATACTTTTAGCGCAGAACCAGCAGATCTTATTATTGCTGGTGACATCGTTACTCACAATAAGTAGCGTGTATGCGTGGGGACAGACATCCTAAGCCATCTGAATTTTGGCTAAGCACTTATGACATGTCTTTTTCAGACATTGTTAATAAAAGTAACTGCAATCGGTTATTTGTAGAGTATCAGCATGTATTAAAAAACGATGCTGTAAAAAACTCTATACTAAAGCCAGTAAATGACTACGCTTATAATTTATATCCTGCGCCAGAGTTTCTTAAGTATGAGGATGGATATGTATATTTAAGGCAGAGAACGCATGCAGAGATATGGGTCAAACTAGATTATACTCTAGGTGTTTATTTTTTAGACAGACCACATATTAGGCAGTTTTATTGTTCAGATAAAATACTTAAAGCAGATAATACATTTTTATCTACATACAGATTTTATAACCCATGGTTTTTTGACCTTAACAGAGAGTATGAAATAGTTGCTGTACATGATGAATTTACCCCCTTTGTAATAGAAGAGTTAGTTGTGCCAATTTTCAACACTAATGTCACTATCCTTGAGCCAAATTTTACTCATTTTTTGTTTAAAAAGAGCGGGGACCATATGCTGGATCCAACTCATGGTAAAATTAGTATAGGAACTCCTATGTATGACATGAAGATAAAAGTAAATGACAAGGAACTTAAGTCATTAAAAGATTTTTATTCAACATATAAGTTTCACAGATTCTAAAGAAAAGGAAGAGTATGCCAAACATAGAGTTTCACCCTTGGAGCGACGACGCTGAAGGTTTGATTGATAAGCCTACGCCAACACATAGAAATGTTCCAGAGTGGTACAGAAAGCAACCAGCATACGTAAACAAAGAAGATTTTCTTAAAAAGGGTATTTCTGGTTCAACAATAAAGAAGTGTATGCCAGTCTTTGATGCTATGACAGCGGGGTATACTTTGTATTGTCCACTAGATATTTATGTAGATGCAACAGATCCAAATAAATTAGAGTATAACATCCCTATAGCCGTTGCTGGCTTTAAAAAAGAATTGTTTACCACACACTCACCAGAGCAAACTACTCACTATCCAATGCCGTCATATGTTCATAAGGATGTTCTTAGAATTAATCCAATGTGGTCAGTTAAAACATCTCCTGGCTATAGTTCATTGTTTATTAAGCCAATGCATCAAGAGCATCAGCCTTTTGAATTAGTACCAGGAATTATTGATACAGATACCTATGTTAGTGAAGGGTTCTTATCTTTTAAGATTGAGAGTAGTTTTAAAGGCATAATTGAAAAAGGAACACCTATTGCTCAAGTCATTCCATTCAAAAGAGAGAATTGGCAAAGTCAACATATAGAATATAAAGATTCTAAAGAGGGTCAGAAAAAGCAAAGAATGCTCGTGAGAAGTAAGTTTTTTAATTATTATAAGAAAAACTTTTGGCACAAAAAGGAATGGCATTGAGTAAAAAGATAAAGTTTCATCCAACATCTTTAGAGATGTATGATAATTTTGACATACTTCATCCTGAACCAGCAATCAAACACATACCTGAATGGTATAAGGATTTAGCCCAACATTATGATACAAATAATGTAGAGTTTTTAAACCCAGTGAATGATCGTGGAACAGATGGTGCCAATGTTTCTACTAAAATGTGCTATCCATTTAGAGATGCTATGACTGCTGGGTACGTTTATCGATTAACCCAAGACATAGAGGTTACATTGAGTCCAGATGGCAAACCAGAACTATCTTGGGAGTATGATTCCTTAATGATGCTTGACAAGAGGTATATCCTAGATATGGTTCCACCAGAGGGCTGCCACCCTGTTCATTTTGGTCTAAGAATGCATTGGTATTATGAAACGCCACCAGGATACTCTGTTTTAATTACCCACCCAATGAATAGGTATGATCTGCCTTTTACAATTCCTTCAGGAATCATTGAGTCAGACCTGATGGGTATTCCAGTATTTCTATCATTTTTTCTAAAGAAGAATTTTATTGGTACAATCCCAAAGGGAACCCCACTATTTCAAATAATACCTTTTAAAAGAGAAGACTGGGAGATGGAAGTAAGCCTAGACCCAGAAGAGATATTACAAAAAGAATACGACCTTGAAAATAGAAGAACTAGATTATTTGCATACTATAAAAAGTTTGCATGGAGAAAGAAGAGTTACCTATAGTGTATAATAATAATATAGAAAAAGGAGCAAGCATGAGAGAGCACAAATTCTTTGAAAGAATGCTAAATGCAGACACAGACCGTTTAGCGCATTACCTTGGTGAGCAATATCAAAAGATTGAAACACTAACTTTGCCAGGTATTCAGAAGTTAGGTCCAAATGAGGCATGGACAGAATCAGGAAGTTTATCTACAGTAAAGTGGAGAGAGTATAACGTCTTTCAATTTTTTCATCCAGATATTCATAAACTATACAAGACAATTGGTGAAGTTGTTAGAGAGGCTTGTGAGTACTACCAGATTGATTTTGATTCACAAGAGTATATGGTTCAGGGATGGTTTAACATTAACCATAAGAAGACTGGTAAGTTAGACTGGCACGATCATGGTGGGCCTTTTGCTCCACATTTTCATGGATTTTATTGCGTAAAGGCTGAGCCATCAATTACTTACTATAGACTTTTTGGTGATCCAAACCGAGAGGTTGCAAATCACAATATTAATAATAGAATGATTGTTTCAGAAATGGGACACCCACATGCACAGGGTGACTGGGACTGGGATGGTCCAAGAGTGACTATTGCATATGACATTGTTCCTTTAAGATCTCTTGTCAATGTCGGCGCTTCAGAGCAGCATTGGATTCCATTATGCTAACAGAAAAGAAACCACATAAGTTCTTTGAGCGATTTTTAGATAACGATGTAGAAGAGTTGTACGAGTATCTTGCAGATAAACAACAAGATTTGCTTGAAGGAAAGGTTGGACAAATTCCACCAGAAGAACTAGCAAAGTACGATGAACATAATGGCGCAACAACACAATTAGGAATGCACTATAATGTTTTTGACTTTGACCATGTCGGAATCCGTAACCTTAAGGCTGCACTTGCAGATGCAGTAAAAGAAGCAAATGAGTACTACGGCGAAAACTTTGAAGAGAATGATTATATGATTCATGGTTGGTATAACATGGATCCAAAAACACAAGGTAAAAAGGGTGTCAATCCTTTACAGAATGATGTGTTTTTTCATGACCATATGGGTGGAGAGGGTAGCCCTGTATTTCATGGGTACTACTGTGTAAATGCGGAACCATCAATCACTTACTATAAAATTGATGGTGTAACATTATTTGAAAATCATAACAAGAATAACAGGGCTATTGTTTCAGAAACTGGTCATCCGCATGGAAGAGATGATTGGTTTGAAAATAAGCCAAGAATCACAATAGCCTACGACATAATTCCTGCAAGAATGCTTGGAAATGTTGAGGGGCAAAATTGGCACAAACTGAAGTAAAACACGGTAAGATTCTTGTACATATCTACTCTTATAAAGAGAGAAATCTTTTAGATTTTGTAGAAAGTATCATCAATAAAAGTTCTGGTATTAACGCTATTGACATATACGTAACTGATCAGAACAATCTTACAAGACTAAGACAATTTGTTCCTTATAGCAATGTTAGGTATGACGTTGTTTGGTGGGATGAGTTTTTAAGTCCTAATATTTATATTCAAAAAACAATAAGCGAAAATGCCTATAAGCAGTATGATTATGTATTACTATTAAAGCAACATGTTGAATTCAAGAATGGTTGGGATACAGATTTAGTTGGTCTGCTACCTGAAGATGGTGTTATTTCTGGCCAGGGCAAATTTAGACTATCTATAGATAAAAACTTTTATATCAAAAAGGATAAAAGAATATCTAGAGAACTTGTTAGTACTGGATTTATAGATAGAAACTTTATCTTTGCTAAATTTAAAGATATTAGAAATATTATATTTCCATATGAATTAAAGTACTATGGTGATGAAGAGTATCTCTCTATACAGTTTTTAAATAACGGTCTTGATATTTTTGCACTCCCAACAGATTACTACACTGTAATGTCTAAGCCAATTCATGAAAGAGGATACGTTCCATTTTCTCTAAACCATAACTACAACGAAGTGGTCTCTTTACTTAAAGAGAACAGGACATCTAGGCTTCCATACAAAGATCCATCTAAATTCTTACAATTGATTGGTCTTGACCTAACAAACTTACATAGGTTGCCGTTTGACTTCAATGATATTGAGTACGATAGATTTTCTAGTTTGGATAAAACTGGTGGCAAGAGATATATTGAAAGATTAAACTCAGTATCATAATTTTAAAAGTATAAACCATTTATAGAGGGTAGAGTTTTGCTTTTTAGAAAACTCTGCTATAATTAAGTCTATTCCGTTTTTGAAAGGACGAAACACATGTCAGATTTTTTTAGTTTTAGATTAACAGATGACTTCGTAGAGAAGTTTGCAACAGCACCAAACCCATTTGGATTTAAGGATGCAGCAGAAAACTCTCTTGGAGAAATCACTTTTATTCGCACATATTCTCGTGTGAAGGAGGATGGAACTAAAGAGCGCTGGCATGAAGTATGTCGTCGTGTAATCGAAGGTATGTACTCAGTACAAAAGAATCACGCTAAGGAAAATCGTTTACCTTGGAATGATTATAAGGCTCAGAAGTCTGCACAAGAAGCATTCCAGAGAATGTTTGAGTTGAAGTGGACACCTCCAGGACGAGGTATGTGGACATTTGGAACAGCCATGACAATGGAGAAGAGAAACTCAGCAGCACTTCAAAATTGTGCAATGGTATCAACAAAAGATCTTGACAAGAATGATCCAGGAGCCCTATTTGCTTGGGTTATGGACGCACTGATGCTTGGCATTGGTGTTGGATTTGACACAGTGGGACAGGAAAAGAATTTTACAATCTATGCTCCAACAGAGCCAGCAGTGATTTATAATATCCCAGACACTCGTGAGGGTTGGGTAGAATCAGTTCGTCTTTTGCTAAACTCTTACCTACGACAGAACCAGCCTATTCAAAAGTTTAACTACGACCTTATCCGTCCCCTAGGAGCACCGATTAAGGGCTTTGGAGGGGTCGCTAGCGGTCCAGCACCACTTATTCAACTACATGCACAGATCGATAAGGTAGTTGGCGGTAGAGTCGGAGAAACACTTGATAGCCGTGCTATTACAGATATTGTTAACCTTATTGGTACCTGCGTTGTATCAGGAAATGTTAGACGTTCTGCAACACTTGCTTTGGGTGCAGCAGGGGATGAAGATTTTATTAATCTAAAGAATGCTGAAGTCTTTCCAGACCGTAACTCGTTTGATCCAGAAAACCCAGGGTGGGCTTGGATGTCAAATAACTCAATTTCTGCAACAGTCGGAATGGACTATGAAAAGTACACTGATCTGATTGTTAATAACGGAGAGCCAGGATTTATTTGGCTTGATGTTGCTCGTAACTATGGTCGTCTAGCAGATCCTGCAGATGGAAAAGACTATCGGGTTATGGGCTTCAATCCTTGTGCGGAGCAGCCATTGGAGTCGTATGAACTTTGTACTCTTGTAGAAGTTCACTTAAATCGACATGAATCCAAGGAGGACTTCCTCAAGACATTGAAGTTTGCTTACCTTTATGGTAAAACTGTTACGTTGCTTCCAACACACTGGCAGCAGACAAACGGTATCATGCAAAGAAACCGTCGCATTGGAACTTCTCTAACTGGTATCGCATCATTCGCTGATCAAAAGGGTCTTCCTATTGTCCGTGAGTGGATGGATGAAGGCTATAATACAATTCGTAAGTATGACCGCCAGTATTCAGAATGGCTTTGTGTACGTGAATCAATTCGTGTAACAACAGTTAAGCCATCAGGCTCCGTGTCAATTCTTTCAGGTGCAACACCTGGAGTTCACTGGGGACCTGGAGGAAACTTCTTCCTTCGTGCAATTCGTTTTGGTGATACAGATCCAATGCTTCATTTGTTTAAGGCTGCAGGGTATAAGATTGAAAAAGATGTTGTGTCAGCAAATACACAGGTAGTCTACTTCCCAGTAAAGTCAGGACATCCTCGTTCTGAAAAGGATGTAACATTGTTTGAAAAGATTGCTCTTGCAGCAACTGCTCAAAAGTACTGGTCAGACAATGGTGTTTCTGTAACTCTATCCTTTGATAAGGAAACAGAATCAAAGCATGTTGCTCCAGCACTTCACATGTATGAGGGGCAGTTGAAAGCAGTATCATTCCTACCTATGGGAAACACTGTTTATCCTCAGCAACCATACACTCAGATTACTGAAGAGGAATATGAGTCTTATGTCGGAGTTCTAAAGCATATTGATTTCTCTGCTATTTATGATGGCAATGAAAATCTAGAAGCAATGGGTGAAGCCTACTGTACAACAGATTATTGTGAAATTAAGGTAAAGTAAATGGAGGACTACGTGTCACAGATACATCACTTTAAGGCATTCATGAAGCCAGAAGATGCTGAAAAAATACATCAGCATGCTGTAAAGTTTAGTGATAGTTTTAATATGCATGGAAACAATGAAAAAGAATTTAAGGTCTACACCTATCATGAGATTGAAAAAGATGATAGACAAATTTTAGATCTTATGCAGTATTATGCCCTTAAGGTTTATAATCATGTAAAAGAAACATATGGTGGTCCATTCTTAGAATTCAATCCACACAAAACACACTTTGCACGTTTTGAAGAGGGACACGGAATGCATAGTCACTACGATGCTTCTAGGCCAAATGATATTGCTACTGTTTTATATTTAAATAGTAACTACGATGGAGGAGAGATTTATTTTCCAGAGTATAACATAGAAATAAAGCCAGAGCCAGGAGATCTTCTATGTTTTCCAGATGAACCACACTTTGTTCATGGGGTAAAGCCAATTCTTAAGGGTACTAGATATACAACACCACGCTGGTTTCCACGCATAGTATGATAAAATAGACTTACAATGTCTAGTCCATCAAATCTATATGCAGAAAAGGTGTTTGCAGAACACCCAATGGCTTTATGGGCTCTAGATGACAAGGTAGATTATGTTTCTTTAATATCAGAAAATCAAAGAAACCTTTCTTCTTGGACTGTATCAAACGCACTAGTATCTTCCTCACCGTCTACTGTTGATGAGCCATTTATATCAAGCAATGTAACAAAATTAACTGGACAAAGTTCAAATGGTATTTACACTGTTATTGAGTGTATTGGTCCAGACCTTTTTAACTTTCAAGACCTAAACCATGATCTTGGAACTTTTGCTGTTGGCTCTTATATTTATTCTTTAAACCCTTACATAGTTGGATTAGACATAGGGTACGAATACTATGATTCAACCACTGGCTCTAATATACAAAACTTAAAGCACTACGATACATCAGTATATGATAAGTGGCTTTTTATTTCAGAAACTTTTCACATCCCATCAGACAATGTTGAGATGAGACCAGTATTAAAAATAACTTATATAAATAGTGATACCGAAGATGCACCATATGAATTTCTTGTTAATGGTATTACCGTAGGACAGTGGTCAGAAGAATTTAATTCTGTATCTTTGGGTGTTGATCAAATATCTTTGCCAACTAAGATTAATCTTCCTTCTTTAAGTGGTGTAGAAGCAAAAGCATATGGGTTGCAAGAAAGTTCTGGTTACTATATTTTAGATCAATCATCTTTATGTGCAAAAAATTCTGGTGTCCCAATGGTTTATGGAGCATCAAATAATACAATTATTATTCCTAACTCAAACTTGTATCCAGGATTAATTATTCCTGGTCAAGGATTCTTAAACAACTCTGGTAAGTTTAAAGAATATACAGCAGAGATGTGGATAAGAGTTAATTCAAGTTCTACCACATTAAAAAGAATTTTTGGACCTATAGCGTCTGATGATGGCATCTATGTAGATGGACCTTTTATTAAACTAAAGATTTCTGATAACATTGGGTCATTTTGTGTAGGACAGTGGACAAGGCCAATGTTGCTTCATATAAGAATTACTAAAAATTCTGCAAGTTTGCTTATTAATGGAGAACAAGTAATATCGTTAGATTTTATAACAGAGAATTTGTCATTTCCAGATAAAGAGGTAAATGGAAAAGACAATGATTGGCTAGGGTTTTATGCACACGATGATGTGTCTCCTCTAGAATTAGATTGTGTTGCTATATATCCTTATCAGGTTCCTATTCTTGTAGCAAAAAGAAGATTTGTTTATGGTCAAGGTGTAGAGATACCAGAAAATATTAATAGTGCGTATAGCGGTACATCTGTCTTCATTGACTATCCATTTGCAGATTATGCAAATAACTATATGTACCCTGATATTGGTAAATGGTCACAAGGAATAGTTGACAATCTTGCTATAGAAAATAACGTACTTTCATTACCAAACTATGCTCTCCCAACTTTTGTTTCGAGTTCAAAAACTCTTGCTCAGTTTAATAATGATAACTATACAATACAAAATGAAGACCAGAACTTTATCTGTTTGTCTCCAAACAGCACATGGAACTCAACTAATTCCTATTTAATTTTTGACAGCATCAATCCAATTGCTGAAGAAACCGCTGCAATATATGGTGTTTTTAAGTATACACAATTAGATAGTACAGAAAAAACCCTTATTAGGATAGAAGATCAGGTAAGCGGAAATTATCTTTCAATTAATCTGCAAGACAGTACACTTAAATACGTGTTGCAAATAGGTACAGAGAAAACTACAGTTTATGAGACTAGTGGAGTATTATTGGGAGACCATTTTACTGCTGGAATTAATTTAGAAAAATTTTCTAATTACTACGGAGGAGATGTTGCATCTTTACTTGGCAACCGATCAACTTTACGTGTATATGTAGGTGGAGATAAAGATCTCTCTAACACATTTAAAGGAAACATATATAAAGTTGTTTTTGACAATGCAAGAAATTTTGTAAGTGTTTCAGACCTCTTTAATGAATCTGGAGTTCCAAAAGAATATGAGAATATTTTTAATCAGTACGATACATCAGTTTTATATGATGCGGGAGATTCATATTTTGGAGAGAATCCAAGTTTTTGGCAATATATTTTAGATGGTGGAAGCCCATCATCTTTTGTAACGGTAAGAGTTTCAGAGCATAGGGGAAGTTATGAACTGGTTGGATCCACTAACTTTGACCTATTTAGTTTAGACATTAATGTTTCTAGTTCGTGGGAAGACAATATTCCACTTACATATTTTGCTAAATATGTAACAGATGCCAAAGGCAAAGAGGTTTACGATTTAGACTTTTTGCAATTTAATATTAACTATCCAGCCCCAATTAAATATATTGAGTTTGGAGAGTATACAAGTTGGACATATGCAGAACTAATGTCAAGATACTCTACTCCAATTCAAAGAACATATTCATCCCTTGACAATCATTTGTATACTGGCTATAACAACTACTCAGATCTTTTGACTAAGTCATCAAAGAAGTATAGTTTGGATACTAAAAAATCTTTAGTAAGATCTTATATTTCTTTTCAGTATACTGCAGATGGTGCAAATTCAAACATGAATTCATTTAAGTATTCTGTCAGACCAGATGTTAATACTGTAGTAAAGCCAGGAACTTATGTTGTTGATAGGGATGAACAAGGAAATGATATATATGACAATTTTTTAAATACAAGATATGAGGTTGTTGACAATAGCATTATTTATCCACCTTCTGGAATTAATTTTAATGACCTATCTATAGTTGTGCACCTCAAGGTAGATGTTGATAGTGTGTCTAAAAACCCACTACAGATAAGATCTTTGCAAATTGCTTCCCAAGCATTTAATGAGTCTGCTAATGAGATTGGTACTAGATTTGGTACACCTATTTATCCATATAAAAAAAATGGGGTTTACTATGACTACAAAACAGACAATCCGTTTAGTATTTATAAGGGAAGTTCTCCATATCTATATCTTACAAGAGATAGCGGAATTCAGGTAAGAGGAACTTTTGATCCACTTGTCAATAGAGGTTTGGCTATTCCAATTAACAAGTCTTTATCTAATGACTATAAAGTAATGGCGATGCAGGTAGCAGTCAGATATGATCAAAGTTTTTTCCCATATGCTCCCACATCAATTTTTGAGATTGAAAGCAGAAATGGTGTCATTAAGTTCTTTATGGTTGCAGATAGTCCAGAGGGTCAAAGAGCAAGGGTATATGCAATAAATGCTAATACAGGAGAACTTGAGGATGGAATTACCTTTTACTTAAATGGCAACATTGTAAATGATCCAGTATTAACAATTAAAGAATGGGCTTTCATTGGAATTTCTTTCTCTAATCTTCTTAATTTTAATAGTTTTGCTGGAGCCTTTAGGGTTAATGGCCCACTACTTGTAAACCTAATATCAAACTATAAATCAACCAACTTGCAAGAAGTTCAGACTGTTACAAGAAGGCCCTGGTTTAAGGTGAAGTATTCTGGAGCACTAGAACTTGATTGGGATTTCTGGGATTTGGCATATAAATGGCAAGGTGTGCTAGTTTTGTCCTCTACATCCTATTATGGTGCTAACCCTTCAGACATATATAAGTCGTATGCTGGAACAAATAAAATCCTAGTTGATGACTATAACCAGGCAGAGTCTGCACCAAAAATACTTTCATTTAAAGACTATGAATATAATATTTATAGTGAAATTGAATGGCAGTCCTCAACGCAAAATGCAGTATAATATGGTATACTTATGGTTATGAATCTTGAAAATCCTAATAAAAAGCGTAAACAGTTGCCCAAAATGAAGGGGCAAGTTGGTGAATCTAAGGTAAAAGTCATTGAAAAGCACTATGACTGGGGCTTGTATGTATACAAAAAAGCAAATGGTAAATGGTTCACTGATGGCAATGGGTCAATTTTAAACATTGAGTCAATGAAGGGTGATATTACTCAGATTGCAAAATTAAGAGATGCTGCAAAGTACTACGGTGATGAGGGTGATGGAACATGTGTGTTTGTGCCAGGACTTACAAGAATTACAGAAGAAGAGTATTCAGAGCAAAAAGATAGACTAGCACAAGGACTTATCCCATCTATGAATGACCTTGGTGCTTGGAAGGCTGCTCAAGATACACATGATAAGTATGGAAGTGACGATTAATGTCTGAAGAGAACGAATATATAATTGGTGCATCTGTAGATAATTTTCCAGAAGCATCTGATATTTTTAAAGAGCAAGATCCATTTAACAAGACATGGGATGACCTAAAAGCCTTATCTGGTTTAGATAACAATTTTAAAAGAAGAGCAGCACGTATTGCTAAAGGCGAGGTAACTCCGCAATATCTGGAAAGTTCTTTAGCAGTTAAGTCTGGAAAAGACGGGGCAAAATCAAAAGAGATTAACCCTGGAAGCATCTATAGAAATGGCTATGGTCTCTTTGATGTTATTACACCACCATGGAATCTTTATGAACTTGCAAACTTCTACGATACATCTTTTGCAAACCATGCAGCGATTGATGCAAAGGTAGAAAATATTGTTGGCCTTGGTTATGACTTTGAAATCTCTCCAAGAACAATGGTAAAGTTAGAAACAGCACAACCACAGACTGCATCAAATGCTCGTAAAAGAATTGAACGTGCAAAGATTGAATTAACTGATTGGCTTGAAAGTTTAAATACAGAAGATTCTTTTACAACAATAATGGAAAAAATTTATACAGATGTTCAGGCAACTGGTAACGGGTATCTTGAAGTTGGAAGAACAGTTGCTGGACAGATTGGATATATTGGACACATCCCAGCAGTAACTATGAGAGTCCGTCGCTTACGAGATGGGTTTGTTCAGGTCATTGGAAATAAGGTTGTTTACTTTAGAAACTTTGGTGCAAAAAATCCAAACCCAGTAACATCAGACACAAGACCAAACGAGATTATTCATTTTAAGGAATACTCACCACTAAATACTTTTTATGGTGTACCAGATATTATTTCAGCAATTAATGCATTGCATGGAGACATGCTTGCGTCACAATACAACATTGATTACTTTAGCAATAAGGCCGTACCTCGTTATGTTGTAACTCTTAAGGGTGCAAAACTTTCTGGGGAAGCAGAAGACAAGATGTTCAGATTCTTACAAACAGGAATGAAGGGACAAAATCATAGAACCCTTTATATTCCACTTCCAGGAGACTCTGATACTAATAAGGTAGAGTTTGAAATGAAGCCAATTGAAAATGGAGTTCAAGAAGGATCATTTGAAAAGTATCGTAAGCAAAATCGTGATGACATTCTTGTTGCTCACCAGGTTCCTCTTTCTAAACTTGGCGGGGGTGACTCAAATGCAATCGCAGCAGCATTAGCACAAGATAGAACATTTAAAGAGCAAGTTGCAAGACCTGCACAGAGAGAACTAGAAAAGCCAATCAATAAGATTATTCGTGAACAAACAGACATTCTGCAGTTTAAGTTTAATGAGTTAACTTTGACTGACGAAATTGCTCAATCACAAATTCTTGAAAGATATGTTAAGAATCAGATTATGGTTCCTAATGAAGCAAGAACTATTTTGGGTATGCCACAAAGAAGTGGTGGTGATCAGCCTCTTGAACTTAAGCCACAACAGGCTGCAGACGCAACAACTCAAAGGGCACGTGACACAGAAAGATCTAATAACCAGTCTGATAGTACAGCAACAGTTTCTGGTCGTAACCCCAAGGGCGAAGGTCGGAAATCTGACGAACTGTCTGAATTGTCCGAATAGTAAGATATTGTAAAAAAGGGGTTTATAATATAATGGTGAGCAATATAACCAAGGCCCATTGGAATTCAGATGGGGAAAATTTACGTCTTTCTATGCCTTTTAGTAAGGTTGACAAGGAAAGAAGAATCGTATCTGGGTTTGCATCTCTAGATAACATTGACAAGCAAAATGATATCGTAACAGCAGAAGCATCTATGAAGGCTTTTGCAAAGTTCCGTGGTAATATTCGTGAAATGCATCAGCCATTAGCAGTAGGCAAGATGATTAACTTTAAAGAAGATAAGTACTTTGATCCAGAATCTAAGAAATTTTATTCTGGTGTTTTTGTTTCTGCATATGTTTCAAAGGGTGCACAAGATACTTGGGAAAAGGTTCTTGACGGAACACTAACTGGATTTTCAATTGGCGGAAGAATGAATAAGTGGGATGACGGTTATGATGAGAAGTCTGATACACAAATTAGAATTATTAAGGAATATGATTTAGTAGAGTTGAGTCTTGTAGATTCACCAGCAAATCAGTTTGCAAATATCGTATCAGTAGAAAAGGTTGACGGCGTGGATGTAGTTAAAGCAGATGAGACAGTTCTAGAGAATGTTTTTTATGATAAAGAAGCAGGACTTGTAATGGTTTCAGAAAACGAGTCAGAGTTAAACCCAGTAACTGGTAATCCAATGGAAAATATAGGTTTCGTTGAAAAAACGGATAACGAAAAAACAAACATGATAAAGTTCTTAGTTGATAGTGCTAAAGGCATTAATACTTCTAAGATTAACAAGGAGGTCAATCCTATGACAGAAGCAACAAATGAAGTAGTAGAAGAAATCGTTGAGAAATCAGATGCTACAGTTGTAGAAACACAGGTCGCTCCAGAGGCTATTGTCGAAGAATCAACAGATGCAGAAAAGGCTATGAAGCCACATGCAGATGAAGAGACTCCTGCTGAAGATGCTGGTGAAAAGCCAGGAGATGAAGAGGAAGAAGACAAGGCAAAGAAGTCAGATGATATTGCAGCAGTAGTTGCAGATATCAAGGACAATCTTACAACAGCCTTTAGCGATCTATTATCAACAGTTAAGTCTTTGCAGGCAGAAGTAGAACTTCTTAAGTCTACAAAGGTCGATGTTGACGCAGTAAAGGATTCATTCGAAGCAGTTGCAAAAGATATTGCATCAGCACGAGTTGAATTTAATGAGTTTGGTAAGCGTGTAGATGCTGTAGAAGCAGACACCGCTTTCCGAAAGTCTGGCGATCTCGGAGAGATTGTTCAAGACCAACCAGAGATGGTTGAAAAATCCCTATGGGGCGGACGTTTCCTCAAAACAACCGATCTATTTAGTTAGAAATCACTTGGAGGTGAAATAATGTCAGAAGAAATTAAGAAAAATCAGCCAGGTACATCTGGTAACATCGGTGGAACAGCACCAGGACTCTATCAGGGTCAAGGCGCTTTTGCATCAGGATCAGACGCAGCAGCAAACGTACCAGGTAACTACACCGACGGTGGAGCACTAGGAAACATTCCTACAGCACTCCTCGGTACTACAGATGGACCAAACGCAGTCAATCCTTCAGGTGATGCCGCTAGCGGAATCCTTCGCCCTGAACAAGCACGTCAGTTTATTGACTACGTGTGGGATGCAACTATCCTCGCTCAAGATGGACGTAGAGTCACAATGAGAGCGAACACCATGGAACTTGAAAAAGTTAACGTTGGTGAGCGTGTAATCCGTTCTGCTGCTCAAGCAATCGGTGATTACACCAACGCTGGAGCAACCTTCTCAAAGGTCGAACTTACAACAAAGAAGATTCGTCTTGACTGGGAAGTAACAGCAGAAGCACTTGAAGATAATATCGAAGGTGCAGCACTTGAAGATCACATTGTTCGTCTTATGACAAACGCATTCGGTAATGATATCGAAGATCTTGCAATCAATGGTACAGGAGACTCTGCAGACGGAGCATTCCTTGGAATCATGAACGGTTTCGTAAACCGTGTAAAGACAGAAGGAGATGCTCATGAAGCAATTGTCACAGTAGCAGATAATGCCTGGACACCTGAAGTCATGCAGAACATCATCCTTGCAATGCCACGCAAGTATCGTGCTCTCAAGAACAACCTAAAGTTCTATGTTGGTACAGATGCATTCCAAGGTATCGTTAAGCATAACGGTACTCTTGCAGATGCAATCGCTGAAGCATTTGCTGGTACTCCAGCAGGTACTCCTGCAAACCGTCAGGCATACCTTGATGGTAATGGACAGACATTCGGTGGAGCACGTACAACTCGTGTTCTCGGAGTAGACGTTCAGGAAGTTCCATACTACCCTGCAGGATATGTCGATTTGACATTCCCACAGAACCGTGTATGGGGATTCCAGCGTGACATCACTGTAAACCGTGAATACAAGCCAAAGAAGGATACTGTAGAATACACAGTCTTCGTTCGCTTTGGTATTCAGTGGGAAGAGCAGGATGCAATCGCATTCGCTGACGCTGCAGCAGACGCATAATCTGTAAACAGCAAAGTTTAGGGGGAGTAGGAGTTAACGCTCCTGCTCCCCTTAGCAATTTAATGATATAATACTATTTAGGAGGAATAAAATGGAAAATTTAGATAACGCAGTTGAAGAAACTAAAGTCGATGCTCCTGTTGAAATTGTTGAAACTCCAGTTGTTGAAGAAGTCATCCCAGAACCAGTTAAGGTTGAAGAGGCTCCAGAAGCAGTTGAAGAGCAAGCAGTTATAGGAACAGATGCCCTTGCTGCATCTACTGCAGAAGTACAGGCAGTAGGCTCAGTGGCAGGTGGAGCAATTGGAGTTGCTTCAGCACCACGTGCTCCAAAGAAGGAAGCACCAGCAAAGAAGAAGACAGTTAAGGAAACTGTAGCACTTCACTCTACAAAGAATGTTACATGGCCAGGCGTAGGCAAGGTTTACAAAGGCTATAATATTGTAGATAAGGCTGCTGCTGATCAGTGGCTAACACGTTCACACATCCGTACCGCAACACCTGAAGAAGTCGCTAAGGAATTCGGTAAGTAAGAATGGAAGTTCTGAGAGTTCCACCTTATCCTTTAACCACTACGTGGCAACTACCTATACCTAATTATGAGTATATTGTGTATGTTGAGGATTTGGTGGACCACTCAGTTGAAGAAACAAATATTTTTTCAGATGCTAATGGTAAATTAATTTATACACTACCACTAGCAAAAGTTCAGTATGATAGAAAACTGTTCATTAAGTTTTATGATACAGAACATGAGCATACCTTATATGAAGAAAACTTGGATATTGTAAGACCATATATTGATCCATCTAAACTTGGAACTACTGCTTCGGAAATTGCAGAGTATAAAGAATTAGAGATGTTGGCTAGATCACTTATTGACACAGTAATCACTGATGGATTCTATAATACTAAGCACATCGTACAAAAGGTAGGAGACGGCTCTGACTATTTTTCAATTTGGGAAGACATTAATAAAGTTTTAAAGGTTTATGAAAATAACGTACTTGTTTACGATGTAGATACGCCAGAAAGTAATTTATACGATTATATAGTAACACCAGACAATTCTGCAGTTCAAAGAGTAATTAGTGGTGTATACAATAGAATGGAACAGGGCGTTATTAATTTACCTACAGCATATGGAGATTTAGCGCACATTGGTTCATCACGCAGAACTGATTTTCCTAGAGGTGCAGACTATGTTTTTGTTTTAGATATTGGATACCGTGCTCTTCCAGCAGATATAGAAAAAGCAGCAAAGATGCTTATTGAAGATTTAAAGTGCGGAAAGTTAGATTATTATACAAGGTCTGTAACTTCTTATGGATCTGACCAGTATAAGATTCAGTTTGATAAGACAATGCTAGAAGGAACTGGCAATAAGATTGTTGATAGGATTCTAGAAAAATATGTAGTTACAATCCCTAAGCCAGGAATAATCTAATGGAGTGTCAGGGAAAAGACTTTATATTTCCCATGCAAGTGGATGTTTTTTATCCTATTGTAGAACAGGGAGCCTATGGAAATGTTAAGAAGCAGTGGATGCTCAATAAAACAATTGCATGCCATTTTACTACTGCTGGATTAAAGGCAAAGGAAGAGATTGTTCCAAATGTTAACATCACACAAGACACCATGCTTATTGGTAGAGTCAAGTCAGATATTAGAATTTCAAATTTGGATTCTGGCACATCGTTAACAAATGTAGTTCTTACCAATATACAAGATAGAAACTGCAATCCTATTTATATGGAAACATCTGGAGTACGTGCAGGCAAGTCAACTATTTTTGAGGTTGCATCACAAGAACCTTTTGTTGGTCCATTTGGTAATGTTGAATATTATAAATTAGTTCTACGCAGATCTGAAAATCAGGCGGTAGACATATGATATCAGTTAAGATTAATGACAAGCACCTTATGAGAGATCTAAATAATATTATTAATTACTCATTTGGATTTTTAGAAGGCATCAATAAGGGCAAGAAAGTATTTCTAGATAACCTAGGTAAAGATATCACAGAGATGGTCAAAGAGTTTGTAGACTCTAGCGCAAGAGTAAATCCATCTAGGCTACATCATATTTATGAGTGGTATCAAACAGGTAGCCCAGAAGCAAGACTGTTTGATATTAATTATACTGTTAGTAATCTTGGCCTTTCTTTTAAGTCTACTCTTTCTCAGTCACGTACAATTAAGAATGGATCAACTACCCCATTCTATGACAAAGCAAGAATCATGGAAGAGGGCATGCCAGTTACCATTGCTCCAGTAAAAGCAAAAGTCTTAAACTTTGAGATTGATGGAGAAGAAGTATTCACTAAAGGTCCAGTAGTTGTGGACAATCCTGGAGGAGATACACAGGGTGGCTTTGAGTCTGTAGTTGATCAGTTCTTTAATCAATACTTCTCACAAGCATTTTTACGTAAATCTGGTGCACTATCAGAATTAGAAAATGTACAAATTTACAAGAATAACTTTGCTGCTGGTTCAAGGCAGGGAAGAGGAAAGGGCATTGAAACTGGCTATCGCTGGATAGTAAATGCAAAGGTATCATAATGGCAATCTATCATCCACCTACATTTATTAATGCATATTTATCTGCCAAAGTTCCATCATATTTACCAGATAGATTTTCTGGATCTATGAAATTTTTTCCAACTTCTCCAACAGACATAACTGCATTAACTGAGACATTTCCTGCTGGACAGGACGAAGTTTTTTGTGTTTATGACAGAATGCTTAAAATGAGAAGAACTCCATTTCCACATATTAAATCTGAACAACTAATGTACTATTTTTATAAGATGGCAGGAGACCCAGAGGCCCTCATTGAGACAACTCAGATTGTTCAAGATCTGTTGGATAGTGAAGATGAGTCAGCCCAAGATCTAAATGAATGGATAAAAAATAATCCAATTATTGGTCCAGATGGGAAACCAATGCCTCTGCCATTTTTTCATAGACTCAAGATCTATCAACTGCAAGAAACCCGTGATATTGTTGACTTTGGCACAGCCCGTACCTTTGCTGGTAATAAGATAATTATTGATTACGACTGGCATAAGTCATAATAAACGCTGTTATAATTGGTAGTGAGGAAACAAACGCCTTTATTTCAAACAGAAAAAAGAGGTGAAAAATATGGCATATTCAAGAGGTAATAGTTCTCAGATTATCGTGGGAGCAGCAGCGCTGTTCACATACGAACTCGGTGAACTAGACAGTGCAAGTCTACCAGCATACGTAGATGGTACTTCTTATAAGGATACTCTGACAGGAACTCAATTGGCTCCTACAGATTTCCGCAATGTTGGATATACATCTAACGGTCTAGAAATCACGTTCCAGCCAGACTTCGCAGAAGTCGCAGTGGATCAGGTTCTCGATGCTGCAAAACTCTTCAAGCAGGGCATGCAGGTTAACCTTAAGACTTCTTTCGCAGAAGCAACTTTGGAAAACCTTCTTTTTGCACTTGCAGGAAAAGATGCAGATCTAGCAACAGTTAGTGGCAACCCAACACTCAACATGTCAGCAGGCGATATTGGTGAATGTCCAGTAGAGCGTGGACTTGTTGCAGTCGGACCAGGTACAGGTGACTGTGCTGAAGGTTCAAACTTGGAAAGAATTTATGCAGCATACCGTGCACTTTCAATTGAGAGCGTTACAGTATCTGCCAAGAGAGATGCAGCGACAATGTTCGATGTAACTTTCCGCCTTCTTCCAAACAATGATGGTTCATACGGTAAGATCGTTGATCGCACTGTTACACCAGCATAATACAATTTAATATAAGATTAGCCCAGACCCTTGAAAGTCTGGGCTTTTCTGTTTTCTTTTTGGTATACTGTTTAGATGGCAAAACGAGTATACAAAACTGGTTATATAGAAGATATTCATGGAAATCTTATATCAGTTTCCCCACTTAAAATTAAATATATGAGAGACTTTATGGATAAATTTGTTCTTGTTTCCCAAGCCCAAGATCAAGAAGATGCCTTAGACCTGGTCATAGAATGTGTATTTATTTCAATGAAACAATTTGCCCCAGGAGTTTATCCAGATAAAGAAGCAGTTGCTAACAGTTTTGATCTAAAAACACTTTATAAAATATTAGAATTTGCTGCAGAGATTAAAACCTCTGGATCAGAGAGTAATGAGAAAGAATCAAAAGATGGCACCACTTGGGAAGATATAGATTTGCCAACATTAGAAGCAGAGGCATTTTTGACAGGCATATGGAAAAATTTTGAGGAACTTGAAGAGTCAATATCAATGCCAGAACTAACACTCTTATTATCTACTAAAAGAGATCTTGAATATCAGCAAAAGAAGTTTGATGCTGCTATGCAAGGTGTAAATCTTGATGAGGAAACTGATAAGTCAGATCCTTGGGAAGATATGAAAGCAAGAGTGTTTAGTGGTGGTAAAGCAAAAGATTCAAATGACATTATGTCGTTTCAAGGTCCTAAAGCACAAAAAGCAGGGTTTGGTATTGGCATGGGATTAGACTACGAAGATTTAACAAAATAAGCGTAGGTTTCATGCTATAATTGGTAATGTCTACAAATGGAGGAAAAATGACTACAACAGTATATGAAGCAAATAAAGTAGCACTTATGGACGGTACAGAGATTGAACTTAAGCCACTAAGCGTTTCACTGCTTCGTAAATTTATGAAGACCTTTGATAAGATTGCAAAGGTAGCAGACGATAATGATAAATCAATGACAGTTCTAATGGAATGTGTAACAATTGCACTAGAGCAGTATAAGCCAGAGTTGGCAAAGGATGCAGCAGCGTTGGAAGCAAATATTGACCTTCCTACGGTTTACAAGATTGTGGATGTTGCGTCAGGTATTAAGTTGGGTGAAGATTCATTTTTGAATAGCGCCCTTGCAGCAGCAAACGCTGAATAAGATAAAGAGGTGAGAATGAATGTCAGATGTTAATGCTAATATCAGCGTTAATATTGACACGTCTGCAGCCCTAGGTGAATTAAAAAATCTACAGCGACAGATCTCACTATTTCATAATCAAATAGCAAAATCGTCTGCATCAGCAGCGATAGCACAAAGAAACCTGCAGCAGGAATTTGTTAACTCAATTAATGCTACAGGTCAATTTGCTGCTCGTATGCAGACAATTAAAACATCTGCCGAATCATTTACCACATCGCTTGAGAAAAATAAGTTCTCAATGCGAGAGTACTTTAGATACGGGGTAGCCTCCTCTAAAAGTTTTGGTAAGGTATTTAAGACTGAGTTCGAAACAATCAATAAGGTTGCTGAAGAACGTGTAAGAAAACTACAGACACAATATATCAAGATGGGCAGAGATGCCTCTGGAGCAATGAAGGCAATTGCCGTTACACCACTTGCTCTTGATATGGAAAATCTAGGAACAAAGACAATGATGGCTGCTCAAAAGCAGCAATTGTTTAATCAACTTCTTGCACAAGGAACAACAAACCTAGTTAACTTTGGTAAGAATACACAGTGGGCTGGTCGTCAGTTGATGGTTGGTTTTACTATTCCATTAAGCATTTTTGGTTCTACTGCATCTAAGGTTTTCATGGATCTTGAAAAGCAGGTAATTAGATTTAAAAGAGTTTATGGAGACTTGTTCACATTACCATCTGAAACAGAAGCAAACCTAACAGTAATTAGAGGTCTTGCCTCAGAGTTTACTAAGTATGGTGTTGCGATTGCTGACACAATGTCGATTGCTGCAGATGCAGCAGCAGCAGGTTTTTCTGGTAGAAAACTTGAAGAGCAAGTAAAGGCTGCAACTAAACTATCTATTCTTGGTGAAGTAGATAAACAACAAGCATTATCAGCAACTATTGCAATGCAAACAGCATTCAAGATGAACAGCGACCAACTTGCAGAGTCTATTAACTTCCTTAACGCAGTTGAAAACCAATCTGTAGTAAGCCTTCAAAATTTAACAGATGCAATTCCTAGAGTAGCGCCAGTTATCCAAGGTCTTGGTGGAGATATCAAGGACATGTCCGTGTTCCTTGCAGCGATGCAAGAAGGTGGTGTTAATGCAGCAGAAGCAGCCAACGGTTTGAAGTCTGCTTTAGCATCTATCATTAATCCAAGCAAGGCAGCAAAAGAAATGCTTGCCAGTGTAAACATTGACCTCAACGCAATTACCACTCGAAACGAGGGTAACGTAATGAGAACAGTTCTAGATCTAGCAGATGCCATGAAGGAACTAACACCACTTGCAAGACAAAGAATTCTGGAACAACTATTTGGTAAGTTCCAGTTTGCAAGAGTATCAGCACTTTTTGATAACATTGCAAAGTCAGGATCTCAAGCAGCCAATGCCCTTGAACTTGCAAAAATGTCTTCACAAGATCTTGCAGCAATTGCAAACAAGGAATTAGGTGCAATTGAAGAAAATACAGTCACAAAGTTTAAGGCATCTATTGAAGCACTAAGAGAATCAATTGCTCCAGTTGGAGAATCATTCCTTAAGGTTGTAACCCCAATTATTGAACTTTTTACAAAGGTTGCAGACAAATTTAATAATCTTTCTGATGGTACCAAGAAGGTTGTCACAACACTTGTTACCCTATTTGCTGGAGTTGGCCCTGTTGTCTTGATGTTAGTTGGTCTTATTGCTAACTTTGGTGGACAGATGCTCAAACTATTTGGTCTTATCCGTAATGGTTATTTAAGACTAAGTGGCCAATCAAAGTTTTTGGGAGAGCAAACCCAATATCTTACAAGTGAGCAGATGCAGGCAGAAGCAGTCGCACACTCGCTTGACCAGGTTCATGCTAGACTAACACAACGATTTACAGTTGAGGCAGATGCAGTTAATAATCTTCGCAATGCCTACTTGAGCGCTGCTGCAGCAAGCGAAAGATTTGCTTTTAATAACCCAGGAATGATGATTCCACAATCTCGTCAACCAAAGAGATATGCAGAAGGTGGGGTTATTAGCGGTCCTGGAACAGGCACATCAGATTCTATAATTGCAAGGGTATCTAATGGAGAAGCAATTATTCCAGCAGCATCTGTTGCAAGAAACCCAGACCTAGTCAATGCACTTGTATCAAATAATATTCCTGGTTTTGCTTCAGGTAAAAATCCAACAACTGGAACTGTACTTGGTGGCACATTTAGATCAAGACAATATTCTCCAGTTGCAATGATGGCTCCAGGAAATACTCCTGGTGGATTTGGAATGGACAGAGAATGGCTTCTAATGAACGAAGAGGCCAAGGCATCTTTTGCTGCATCTGTAAAGACAGCAATGATGATGGAACAAGGCATTCGTGCAACACAAGCAAATTATAGAAAGTTTGGCGAAAATCTTGCACCAACCCTCGATACCATTTTTGATATCTTTAAGCAAGGTGTCACAGATGATGTAACTAATATTTCACAAGTAGGACAAACACAGTATCCACTTATTATTCAAAGCCTGGAACAAATGGCTGCAAATGGACAACTTGCTGCATCAGATTTGAAGTCAATGTCTGTTGCTGTTAGAAAACTTTTAGCACCACTAGAAAGTGACTTGACACAGCAGAATATACAAAGAGTTGAACTTGCAGTAAATGATGCTGGAGAAAATTTTGTTAAGAGAGCGTCTACAGAAAGATTTGGATTAAGTTATAAGGATCAAATCAAGAAATCGTTTTCTTCAGAACTTGCAATGCGTGGAATAGCACAGCCAGCAGATTATCCTGGTTCTTATCAGTTTGCTCATATTCCATATTCTGCACCAACAGAAAAATATGTAGAGCCATTCTTACGCAAGAAGGCAGGTGCTGGATCTGCAATTGAACAACAAGTTCTACAACAACTAAAGAATGGTGCAATATTTAAAGAAGGTCAAATCTTAATTGAGCAGCAGGCAATGCAGGTTGGACGTGTTGCAGTCGGAGCAGTTGCTAAGGGAGCAGGAACAGCATCGCCATCACACTTCACTGATCAAACTGGTCAAGATATTGACAATGGACTTATTATTGGAATGGAGAAGCGTTCAGGTGCAGTTGCTGCAGCAGCAGCAAAGGTTGCAAATGGAGCAGTGACACAGTTTGAGCAGACTGCTTCTGGACTTCTTATTCCAGCAGGTTCTGGAAACAATAGTGGTATGTCTGGACTTCCAGAAGGGTTTACTCCAACATCTGGAATATCAGATACAATGATTGGTCCAATGCCAAAGCAATCATTGCGTGGTAAGTTAGGAAAGGCTTATAAGAACTTTAAGCAACAGCCAATAAAACAAAAGGCATCAACGATCTCTGGTGGTGCAATGCGTGGTGGAATGGTTGCATCTGGAGCAATGATGGCTGCATCAATGTTGCCTGGTCCTATGGGACAAATTGCACAACAAGCAGCACCAGTTGTTATGGGGCTACAATCTCTTGCCATGGCTTTGCCACTATTGACTAATCCAGTTGGACTTGCAGTTGCTGGAGTTGCAGCGGTAGCAGCAGGATTCTTCTTCTTAAAGAAAAAGCAAGATGAGTATGTAAAGAGTTTACAAGATGCAGGAAAGAAAGAGGCTGAGGCACGTCTAGGAAATATTGAATCTATTCAGGCTTACTCTCGATATGTTGGAGATAAAGCACTTCCATCAGAAAGACAGTTTAACCGAGTTGGCGATAAGAGATTTATTGATGCTGATCTCGCAAAGGCAGCAAACTTTAGAAAATTCTATTCTGAGGAAGGCAAGACTATTGGTAACCAATTATCTGGTCGTATGGGTAAAGCAAATGCGTTAGATGTATCTGCTAGAGATGTTGCACAAAGAGCAGCATCATTTGGTTTGGGGCCAGCAGATATTGCAGCCAATATTAAGGCAGCAGCAGAACTTAGTGGTGTAAGTGAGATTAAGTTAAAGGGTAAGGTTCAAGAACTTCTTAATAAAGACGGCAAAGATATCACTAAGGAACCACTAACACTTGATGCAAGAATTAACTATCTAAGCAAAGCATCTGAATCAAGCCTATCAGTTATTCAAAGAAAAATTGATCAGATCAAGCCACCACAACTACAAACAGATGCAAACGGTAATGTTGATTATTATGGCTATAATGCAGAGGTACAAAAGAGCAAAGAGACTCAAATCAAAAATACTAAGTTTGCAACAGTTGGACTAACCCTTGCACTTGAAGACCAAAAGAACTCACTTGCAATCCTTAATGGAATGTACGTGGATGGAAAGATTACAGTTGATCAATATAATGCTGCATATGAAGCACAGATGGTTAACTTTAGAAATATCAAAAAAGCAACAGATGACTTAGTAAAATCTTTAGATAAGGTTGACCCAAGTGGTAAGGCATCTCAGGCAGCAATTGAAGATATGGCTGATCAAACATTTAAGGGTCTAGAAAAAACAAATAAGAAGGTTGCAAAACTACTTAAGACAACCGTAACAAAGAGCCTGCCAAAAAACATGAGAACAGAAGTTCTTATTGCGTATGCAAATGGAAGTTTATCAGCAACAGATATTTTACAACTAGATTCAATTCTTAGTGAAATGAAGGGTAAGACCTACGAGCAAAAGGTTAAGTTTGTTGGAGACCTAACTGGCCTTTCTGATGCACTGCAAGCCCAACTTGATTATTCACTGGCAACAGAAAATCTTAGAATTGCACAAGAAAAGTATCGTAAGGCAAAAGAACGTGGAAGCACAGCACTTGAAAAGTATAAGAAGAATCTTGACAATGCCAAGGGATCTGTAGAAAAACTTAAGAAGGCAATTGAGTCAGGTGGAAAAGTAACGAAGGACTCTCCAGAAGTTCCAGGAGGCAAGAGTGTAAGTGAAGGTGGCGGAGCAGCAGACAAGCCATACGCATTTGTTGATGATCTATTAAAGAAGTTAAAGTTAGTACGCAATAACTCTATTGATGCTACCAAGGGTGTAAAGGGCTTTATAGCAGCACTCAAGGGCGATATGAAGGGCTTCAAGGGTACAGATGAACTTCTACGTGCAGGAGGCGCTACTCAGGGCTTCATTGACATTGTAGGCGGTCTTGATGCAGTCACCTTTAAGAAGATTGAGAAGAGATTATTTACATTTACTAAGGATGGAAAGTTAAAGTTTGGTGATCTTGGGTCAGCAATTCAAAAGTTTACTAAGGAAGTTGAACTTGGAAGTTTTGTAGATCAACAGCAACAAGTTGTTAAGAATGCAGATCAGCAAATGACAGCCTATACTAAACTTAAAAATGCTGGAGTTTCTGCAACCAAGATTACTGAAATCTTGGGTAATGAGGCTTTGACAACTGCTGTAGCAGCAGAAAAGGTTGGCAGCACAGACTGGAAGAACTTTATTGCAGGTGCAAAGAGCGCAACAAAGGGTGTAACTGAACTTGGTAAAGTTTTAAAGATTAATGCATTCTTGGCAGACCAAGAGCAAGAGACATCTACAGATAAGATGAATGAATACTTTGCTGCACAAGAAGCAATCATCAGACAACAAGCACGAACAGACTTCAAGAATTTAAGAGGGTATACACCAGAACAGTATGAAGAGGTTATTGCTAAGCAACAGGAGTCTGTAGACCTAGCGCAAAAGGCTGTAGAAGAAGAGCAAGCCAAGATAGATAAGATCCAAGAAGAGGTTGCTCTTTATAATAGAGGCCTAGAACTTATTGGTCGAGAAGAAGAGGTAATCAATAAATCTTACGAAACAAGAACTAAGGCAATTGATGATCAAATTTCTGCACTTGAAGATGTCAAGAAGGTTAACCAACAACTCATCGATCAGCAAAAACAGCAGACTGATTTAGCAGGAGCCCTTTCATCTGGAGACATTGGAGCAGCAGCAAGAATTGCACAGGAGATGAGAGCGGGAGCAGCACAAAATTCTCAACAAGCACTCATTGATAATCTTGGTAAAAACAAGACTGCGCTTGAATTACAAAAGCAAAAAGACATTGAGGCTATTCAGGTACAAATTAACGGTCAGTACTACACTAGAACTCAACTTCAAGATCTTATTGTTAAAAAAGAAGATGAAATTTATCTAATTGAGAATACAACATTAAAGTCACTTCAAGATAAGGCTAAGACACAAGAAACAATCCTTGGTGATATGCAAAGAATTATTGATAAATACAATAAGGATATGACTACTGCAATTAACAATGTTACTAATGCTACTGGGCAAACAAAGGCCGAATGGGAGGCCGTGAATGCAGTAATTGACACGACTGCAGATTGGCTAGGAGATGAACATTTACTAGGATTAACCGATGATGTTGCTAATGGCACACTGAAGATTGAAGATGCTTGGAAGAAGGTTCTTGCAGCAATTAAGGCTGCTTCTGATGCTGCTGCTGCATTTGGAGCAGGCGCAAACGTTAAGGCTAATACCACTCCAACAGGATCACCAACAGCAGCACCAACCCAACTAAATGCTGCACAACAGGAGATTGCTAAGACACAAATAAGTGCTGTGCAGTCATTAGTAAAGAGTGGTCAAGTAGACAAGGCAGAGTCTGCCACAGTCGCTATGATGAAAGAGATTGCTGCAGTAAAGCCAATTGCTGCACAAGATGTTGTAGCAATGAGAAAGGCAGCACTTGGATACCTAAGTACTGGTGGACTAGTTCCAAAGTATTTTGCAGCAGGAGGCTTTGCCCGTGGTTCTGATACTGTACCAGCAATGCTTACACCAGGAGAGTTTGTTATGAGTAAGTATGCTGTTAATCAGCATGGCCTTGGTACTATGAAGGCAATCAATAATGGTCAAGAAGTTGGCGGGGCAGTGTATACTTATAACTTAAGTGTTAATGTTAAGTCTGATGCAAACCCTAACGATATTGCAAGAACGGTTATGGCACAGATTAAGCAAATTGATTCACAAAGACTTAGAGGGGTAAGACAATAATGACATCTGCAAACTATATGCTTGGTAGAAAGAAGTATGCAAGACCACAAGGTATGCTTTGGGCAGACAACTCTGGAACACTTGTTAATGGAATTTATGTACCAAATGGATATGAAGTAAATTCAGATACAGGATCTGAAACAGATACAAGTACATTTAATCAGTTTATTATTCTTTCAGACGACAATAGAGCACCACTTTCATTTGCCCCTACAAGAATTGAAAAAAGAGAGCGAATGGTTAATGGTCGCATGCGCTCAACACATATAGCAGATAAGTTAACTCTATCGACAAGTTGGACTCTATTACCATCTAGATCACACTATGTCAATCCAGACTTTAATTCTTCTACTGGTAAATCATCCTACGCAGGTAATAACTCATTTGAGTATACATCTGATGCAGGTGCAGGTGGAGTAGAGATTTTAGACTGGTATGAAAATCATAAAGGATCTTTTTGGGTTTATCTGTCATACGATAAGTACTCTAACTTTGGTAAAGATGATAATGCCTACGGACATTTAGACCAGTATAGCCAAATTATCGAGATGTTCTTTGCAGATTTTTCTTATTCAGTTGAAAAGCGTGGTGGGACTAATCATGATCTTTGGAATATTTCTGTTACCCTGGAAGAAGCATAATGTTTGTAAATGAGGAACTAAAAAAGTTTTTGCAAACATCTTCCGTTGTAAGAAGTCAGTCTGCAGTTATTGCAGAATGGAACATGAACATTGCAGAAAATATTAAGCGTATTGGAAATTATAGGTATAGACCATTAGACGAAGTGGGAACAAAATATAAAAACCCCACAGGCTCATTTGACTTAAATGATGCTGGAAATTATTTTACTAATGCAACTGATGCAGATATTAAGGTTGATGGTGGCTTTGATGATGCTGGCATTCCAATGATTTTTACTTCTACTAAAGAGAAGGTAAAAATGATTTACTCTTTAGAAGATTGTTTTAAAAGATTTAGACCACGCTCTGGAATTAACAAGGCAAACTACTTAAAGTCAAAATTTATCCATAACACCAATATTGAAATGGCAAAAAGGCCAAGATATTATATGGCAGATAAAAATGATCAGTTTAAGTATTGGACATCATATAGAACAGAAGATAATAAAGAGCGTGGCATTGCTAATCAATTTAAAAATGGCAAATACTTTATAGATGACGTATCTCCATTTGTTGTTTATAAAAATAAGGTACCTTCAAACAGAATTGTAATAAAGATGCAGACCAACGTTGGTACAGTTGATCTTGGTCCGTTTAAAGGTGCTTCTGGATCTATTTCAGACCCACTATATGGAACAGCCAACCAAACAACACCTGTTCAGTGGAAGGTTCAAGGGCTCTCAAGCAACAACTGGGTAGACCTGGTTTCATTTAATGAATCCTCTACAAGAAAAGACGGTACAGCAGTAATCAAGGCCGATGGATATGTAGAGTTATCATACGGTCTAGTAGTACCAGATAGATATAGGGATGTTTTTGTTAAGGCTGAAGAATATACAAATATAAACTTTTTGCCAGAACAGTCTGTTAATGGCTATGCTTATTTAATTAAAGAAAACGATCTAGATATTGGGACATACCATGTTTGGTTTGAGGGAGCATATGAAGTCTTTACACCAACATATGGATGGTACCTTGAAGAAGAGACCGTAGATAGGCTTACAAACTTTGTAACAGACCTTACATCTCCAGTAAAATATAGTAATACTGCAAATGGAACTGTGTCTTACCGTGAGTTTGACTATATTGAGGGACTAAGAATTGTTGTTGAAACAATGAACAAGGTAGATTCAACTTTTGATTTAATTGAGTTATCTCCAAGATTATGTGTAGATCTATCTGGAAAGGTTCAAGATTTTAATGTTACAAAAACAGCAGGGGATTTAGGTTCTAATGGACTACCAGTGGGTCAACTCCTAGCATCTACTGGATCACTTACATTGTTTGATTATGATCAGGCATTTAATGATAACAATGCCAATAGCATAATTGTTAATTATATAAACAATAACATACAGATAAAATTTTACGACATCGTAGTTGACGTAGACGGATACGATTATTTTATCCCAATAAAAACTATGTACTCTGAAGGTTTTCCACAGACCAATGCTGCATCACGTACCGTGCAACTATCTCTCAGAGATATGTTTTTCTATTTAGAATCAATAACTGCTCCTCAAATGCTAGTGACTAGTGTATCACTAAGTTATGCTGTCTCACTCTTACTTGACTCCATAGGTTTTTCAAATTATGTTTTCAAAAGAATTCCTTCAGAAACAGAATTAGTAATTCCATTCTTTTATATTTCGCCAGATAAAACAATCGCTGAAGTCTTGAACGATCTTGCTGTGTCAAGTCAAACAGCCATGTTCTTTGATGAGTATAATAACTTTGTAATGATGAGTAAAAAATATATCATGCCATCAGCAACAGAAAGGCCAATAGATCTTACAATATATGGCTCAGATGATCAGCAAGACACTGGCGTTAGAGAAAATCAATCAAGAAGCACAAACATTGCCAATATTCTTGAGATATCTTCTGAAGACAAGTCTGTATTCAATGATGGGAAAATAACTTATAGCACTAGATATATTCAAAAAACTTTTGGCTCCCTAAGACAAGCAAGTATGATTGATGCTGACAAAACATGGATATATAAGCCAGTACTACTTTGGGAAGTTGTTGGTTCAGAAAACACAAAGTCTGTTAACGGTGATGTTGGATCGCAATCAAGTTATGTGCTAGGTGCAATCCCACTTAACTCTACACTATCAGCAGAACTTCCAAGAGTTGTAAATAATAGCATTACTAATAACATTATGGATTTAGGTGAGGGAGTCTATTGGCTTACACGAAACTCTGGGTACTTCTATGCTAACTCTGAGATTATAAAATATGATGCAGTTCAGTATAATGTCGGTGGAGTTGGCAACGTATGGATAACTAATTCTCAAGAGTATGAGAATTACTTTTCTAAGATTAGTTTTAATGGCAAGATATACCCAACTGGACTTGTTAGAATTTATTCAGAGCCTAATTATGAAGTGGTTGATGGAGTATTTAAGTTTAAAAATGGACCAGTTGCAAAACACGGTAGGGGTCAGTTTGGAACATCTGTAATGTCTCATAATGCTGGTATTAATCCGTACTGGTCAGATAACGCAAACGTTCGTGGTTGCACAATGAAATCTCAATACCTATTTAGTTTAAATGGACAGTCAGATCAAACAACCACCTATAGTGTTGCTGCAGCAGGGGTTAACAACACACTAGCGCAAAAGTCAACACGTAATGGAATTATTAAAAACTTTTTATCTAGTTCTTTTATGACAGAAACAGCAGTTAATAAATTACAATCTACTCAAACAGGAACAATACAGTCATCGGCATTGATTCTAGAAGGACCAGCGTTTAGCACTATTGAGACACCACTTGACTTTTTATCTTATGTGTATAAGCCTCTTACGAATAAGTTTAAGCATTTTGGAACAAGAATGCGTATTGTGGGTAAAATTGAAAACAATGAAAACCGTGGGCAAACTCCAATTGGTAGTGGCACATACTATGTTGTTACTGGATCTCAGCCAAGTCAAAACATCAATGTTGGTGGAGGATCAGGTGGTCTTGCAGTAATGCTAAACCCAGAAACTAATAATGGATACTACTTTGAGATTATTGCACTAACTGAAAATAATATCAATGACTATACCAATGCTTCTGAAAGACTACATAATATAATCTTCTATAAGATTGGAAAAGATCCAGCATCTTCTAATGCCATTCCGATTAAACTTTGGGGAGGTCTTTCAAATATTATTGTTGATAACGGAAAGTTTACTGGACAGTATCGAATGGTAGGAGAAGAAAATCCAACAGTCTACGATCTTGCAGTAGAATACCAAGACATAGGAAAGATTAGAAGATTCTTTCTTTATATTAACAACAAGTTAATTACAACAGTTGATGATACAAATCCATTGCCGATATATAATAATATGGCAGTATTCTCTCGTGGTGCTTCTAGATGTATGTTTGAAAACATTTATGCTTTAGCAAGTAACTACTCTCAAAATACAACATTTGCCTTAGACACACCAGTCAACTCTGCAATTGATGACGCAGAGATTAGTGCTAATGAATCATTTAGTAAGTATGCCATGAGTGGAATAGTTCAGTCTACATTTTTGTCTGGCATAAGTCCATCCGAACCACCAAAGTATTTAATGTACTTTGAAGAGTTTGGAACTATTATGAGAGAGGCAGCATATTTTAATGTAAGATATGACAAGGCATATCCAGCACTTTATGCAAAATTATCTCCAACCTTTAATAGAATTAAGGGCTACACAGTTTCTGGTTTTAGAGCGGGATCATATGGCGCAGAGTTCCTAATTTTTAATGCTACAGATACAGCACTAAGTCTAGATGAAACAACTGGGAACTATTTAAGAATTCAGGGTATTACATTTACACAACAATCTCAAAATGAACTAACTGTTGACTCTTACTTTACAAAGAATAGTAATTTCTCTAATACAGATTTTGCCAACACTCAACTTGTCAAATCTCCGCTAAAGGCATCGCAAGACTACGAGGATATTAAGGTTAGCAGAATGACATATGGTAAGAAAGACTTTGCTTTGGATACTCCTTATGTTCAAACTTCAGATGACGCTGAATCATTAATGTCATGGATTATTTCAAAAATAGCAAAGCCAAGAAAGTCAGTTGGTGTAAGGCTATTTAATCTTCCAATTCTACAACTTGGAGATATTGTAAATATTCATTACAAGAGTGCAGATGGTGTGGACGAGGTGTCTCCATCATCAACTAGATTTTTAGTATATAATATAGAGTATGCAAAAAGCCCAGATGGATCAGATATGACAGTTTATCTAAGTGAGGTGGCATAATGGTTGATGCAAACCCAAACTTGCCAGCAATAGTTCCATCTACATCCTCAACTGGTGTTAAGATACCAACAACAGATATTATTTTGTATAATGATGAGTCTACTCCAATTGAGGTAATGTCGGATTTAATCTTTGAAAATATTGGTGGGCAAGAGATTATTAACATTGCAAGAAATGATATTGTCAATGGCCAAAATGTTATTTATCAGCCAATCAAAAATTTAACAAGTTTATACTTTCAGTATAACCCACAAAACATTCTTGCCTTGCAAAATGTATCAGATGAGTACTTCAAAAAGTTTCCAATAAAACTAGAGAATACAATTCCAAATGTTGGAACTGGTCCAAATGGTGAGACAGTTTATATTGAGGCATCTACTGGTAACCTTATAATAAATGTTATTAATTTAAATCCAGATGAGCAAGTAGAGGTTGAGATCTTGAGTAATGGGGCAATTTTTGATGATACAATATATGGGGTGGAATAAAAATGATAACTAATACTGGCAAGAATATTCTTGCAAAATACTTAATTGGTCAAGCGCCAGCATATGCTTCATATGTTGCTGTTGGCTGTGGAGCAACACCTGTAGCAACAGATGCACTACTTGGTGACTATTCTTCTAAGACGCAACTCGATTTTGAGATGTTTAGAGTACCTATAACTTCCAGGGGATATGTGAATGAAGATGGAGTATCAAAGATAGTCTTAACTGCAGAGTTGCCAACTGAAGAAAGATATGAGATTAGCGAGGTTGGTATCTATTCTGCTGGATCTAACCCTATGGCTGGTTCGTATGACAGCAAATCTATTTATGCTTTTACACAGGATGAAAACTGGGAACATCATACAGCAAGCGCAGCAACAGATATCCCAATTATCTATGAGCCACTAGATGGTTCAGATAACGATAATGTTATTGATCAACCTTATTCTGTTTTTCAAACCAACGCAGACAATAGAATCTTTACTAACTCCCAAAGAGTTAATAGATATGAAAGATGTAGATTCTTTAATAACGTTGTTATGATGTCTGGAAACTCATCAAACTTGACACTGGACTCTAATAATAGACTTGTTGTTAATGCTGGGTCAGAGCACATCCATCTTACAGGAGCATCTCTTGACTTTAATAAAAATGCTCCTACAGATGCACTAAAGTTTGCATTTTCTCTTGCTAGCAAAGACGGACAATCAAATGCTGTGCCAGACTCAGTACGAATTCTTTTGCAATTTGCATCAACAGATGTTCATGGAACAGGAGAGTACGCTAGGTTTGAGGTTATATTAAACAGCGCAGATTATGATTTTAATACAAAAAGATATTTTGTCGCTACCAAACAGTTGCAAGAACTGGTTAAAAGTTCTGGATTTACTTGGGCAAGCGTCGATGTTGTACAAATTTATGCCTGTGTAATTGATAATGGAGCACCATCTTCTGATTTTTATGTTTGCCTAGATGCAATTAGATTTGAAAATACTAGCACAACAAATCCTCTCTACGGTCTTACTGGATACTCAATTATTAAAAATACAAATGCTGCTACAATTGTTAAGACAGCAAATACAACAAACTACATTGAGTTTAGGTTTGCAATGGATGTGCAGTAATGGCTGATCCAGGGATTAAAAAAGTAATTATTGCAAAGAAAAATCTACCTTCAATATTTGGCACCCATCAAAAGTACGTAGTAAGATATAGAATAGTTTCGGAAGATAGAAATAGAACATCTCATTGGTCTGCACAGTATAAACTAAATGCTCCCGCTATAACAAATATTAATCATTCTATCTCCGTGGATGCAACTGCTAATACTATTAAACTTGTCTGGGATGAAGTAAGCAATATATCAGGTTATGACATTTATGTCAAGTGGGATTCTGGATCTTGGTCACATATAACCACAACCACAAACAATAACTATACTTGTTTAATTAAAGATTCCTCTACTTCTGTACAATTTGCAGTCCAAGTGCCTACATTTCCTAAGTCTAGATTTGTGCAGTCAACATTATTTGAAACGGTTTCTACCAGTCTTTGATGGTATAATAGAATAATGGCTAAAGTACCGCTACCAGAAAGAGGACAACCACTAGATGTTTCATACATCTATCAATTGGCTAATGCCCTGAATGAGTTGTCTACGCAGGTTTCTCCTGCCACCTATAAGTATGTTACAGTAGACACTGCAGGTGTCGGAAAACAAAGCGTGAAGGCTTCTGAGGCCCGTATAATCGGAGGGTACGTAGATGTTGTGTCTAGCGCCACAAAGAGTGCTGGACAGGAAGTAGCATTCTCATACGACTTCCCAACAGACTTTAAGTATGCTCCAATAGCAACAGCAACACCAGTAAATGTTGGTGGAACAGATGCTGGTAAGAATGTTTCTGTAGTCTTAAAAACAATTACAACTTCAAAAATTGAAGGTATTGTAAGATTTAATACAACTGGTGATCTATCTGTTGCTGTTAATATAATAGTAATAGGTATCCCAAATTGATGCTAACATGCGCTAAGTGTAAAAAGAAAATGCTTGTCGATAGACAGTATAGTTCAGTTGGACATATTGAAACATATTGTTTATATTGTGGAACTAGAAAATTTTTTCACCCACCAGAAGATTCAGAAGAGGGAAGATGGCTACTAAAAAAGGAACAACAGAGAGCGAAGGCTACAATCTCAAACCTGTAATTCCTGGAAACAAAAAGGTTTGGTTTTTGAATGGTAGTTTAGTTAGAATACATCACTTCAATAAGTCTAATGGCATAATGTCTGTTTATAATATTACAGAAGACAGAATTGAAAGTTGTTTAATTAGTGATTTTAAAAGCAAAAGAGAACGTGCATATACTGTTGGCGAGACTGCTGAATTAGTTAATCGTCATAAAAAATATATGCCATCATTAATGAAGCGTGGAGTTATTCCTTTTCCAACTGGATCACAAAAAGGTGGGGCACGAGGGTTTCAGGTACGCTCATATTATTCAGAATCACAGGTAAGAGAGATTCGTGATATACTTGCTACACACCACATGGGTAGACCAAGAAAAGACAACTTAATAACAAATGATATTACGCCTACAAAGCAAGAGTTGACACGCAGAATGGGCGATGGTATACTTACATATACGAAGACAGAAGATGGACGTTTTGTTCCAATATGGAACGAATCTATTTAACAAAGGGGTATGAATTGGAAAACGACAACACAAAGGTATCAGTTACACTAGGATACACACTTAATCTTGGAAACTTTCAGTCGCTAAGACTTGATCTTGGAGTAGTTGACTCAAAGCGAGATGGAGAAAATACTGAACAGGCTTTTGAGCGTGTTTATAAATTTGTTGAGGATAAACTCACAGAGAAGATTCAAGAGGCTCAGTCAGAGGCTGCTGAAGGCTAATGGCAGAACGCAAAGACCGTATGGCTTTGCTTTCCCGCTACAGCAAGTTTCATACTGCAAGGTATGAGGTAAAGCCATCATTAAACTTAAACGTTGAGCAATGGTCAGCAGATGCTCTTATTGAGTCATACGGCATGGGGCAATGCTATGATCTATTAGAGCATTACTTCAAGGTAGCACAATCTCCTTCGTGGAATTATTTTGCATACAATACAGAAAAAATATTACAGGCAAAACTAGACAAAGAGCAAGACGATAAAGATAGAGCAGAGAGAAGAAAAATGGCAAAGGAGTGGTTAAGTGAATAATACAGAGGCTAAACTAATAACTGCCGTTTTAGAAGATAAGCAGGTCCATGTTCTTCTACAAGCAAACATTGATAATCTGCTTAGAACACATAATGATGTATGGAACTTTGTCAGAAATTACTTTGAGCACAACTCTGCTGTACCACCAGTTTCTCTTGTTGTTGAAAAGTTTAGAGACTTTGAACCTATTGCAGGAGTCGGTGCAACAAAGCATCACCTAGAAGAACTGCAAACAGAATATTTAACAGATAGTCTTAAAGATATTCTTAGGTCTGCTGCTTCAGATGTTCAAAGCGGTAATGGTGGAGAAGCACTAGAAAATCTAATTACCAAAACATCAGAACTGAAAAAGAATACTTCTGCTATTCGTGATATTGATGTAACAGATCTTGAGTCTGCAATTGCATATTTTGAAAACCTTAAGGTGCAGCAGGCTGCAGGTCATGTAGGAATTAAAACTAACCTACCAGGATTTGATAACTATCTTCCTTCTGGAATCATGCCTGGACAACTTGGAGTATTTCTTGCATACCCAGGAATTGGTAAGTCTTGGATGGCTCTATACTTTGCGGTACAAGCATGGAAGCAAGGGAAGACACCACTAATCATTTCTCTTGAAATGAGTGAGACAGAAGTTCGTAACCGTGTATTTACAATCATGGGTGAGGGCTTATGGTCGCATAGAAAATTAAGTAATGGCGATGTTGAGATTGACACGCTAAAGATGTGGCATGCTAAGCATCTTCAAGGTAAGCCTGAGTTCCATATTATTTCTAATGATCAAGGTGGAGAAATTAACCCATCCGTTCTTCGTGGAAAGATCGACCAATATAAACCAGACTTTGTTATCGTAGACTACCTGCAGTTGATGGCTCCTAATCAGAAGTCAGATAATGAAACGGTACGAATGAAGAACCTTTCACGAGAACTTAAACTAATGGCTATTGGCGAAGAGGTGCCTATCATTGCTATTTCATCTGCAACACCAGATGATGTTAACGACCTTAGCACTGTACCAACTCTTGGGCAAACTGCATGGTCACGACAGATTGCATATGATGCTGACTGGGTTATAGCCCTTGGCCGTGGTCAAAATAGTGATGTGATTGAGTGTGCATTCCGTAAGAATCGTAATGGTTTTATGGGTGACTTCTTGGTTCAGGTAGACTTTGACAAGGGCTACTATCGATACAAAGACTTTGAAGATAAGTAGTTATAATATGGTATGGAAAATTTTCACCATAAGACAATTAAGAGGTTTAGCCTTGATGGGATCATCCATGATGAATCCGCCCTTGGCAGGCTTAAGTTGGAGTATACAAGACTCCTTCTTTCTGAGATGCGCTTATGTGGATATGTTCCAAGAATTGACATAGATCCAGACTTTACTATAGACTATAATGAAAACAAACAATATTTTGAATTTGAGATATCAGTACACGGAGTATACGCAGGGAAAAGGAAAAGCGAATGGATAATAGGGATAGACGTAAACAAGCCAATATATATACAAAAGAGCAAATCAAAAGAGTTCTCTCAGGAACAGGTATAAATGTTGAGTCTGAAGTTGACTCTGACTATATAATCTTTTGCCCATTCCATAATAATAATCGCACACCCGCAGGAGAAGTTGACAAGAATAATGGCACATTTTTCTGTTTTGCTTGTCACCATGTAGCAGACTTAGTAGAGTTTGTAATGCACACATCAAATCGGACCTACTTTGAGTCTATTAGATTTATTAAAAGTAAAGAAACAGAACAAGATTTAGAGCGGGATATTAATCAAAAGTTAGTTGCCAAACCAGACTTTGTTCCGTTTGATGAACTTATCTTAAAGCGTTTGCATAAAAATGTATACGATTCCAATAAAGCAAAAGCCTATTATGCTTATAGAAAAATCAATCCAGATTCTATTCTTAAGTTTGGACTAGGATATTCTGAAAAGCAAGACATGGTAACTGTTCCAGTTCACAGTCCAGATGGAATGCCAGTTGGCTTTGTTGGTCGTTCAATTGAGGGCAAAGAGTTTAAGAATACTCCAGGACTTCCAAAAGCCAAAACTCTTTTTAATCTTAATAGGGTCAAGACTGCTGATAGAGTATACGTGGTAGAGTCATCATTTGATGCTATTAGATTAGATCAGGTAGGATTTCCAGCGGTAGCAACGCTTGGATCAAATGTATCCAACATACAAATAGAATTGCTTCAGAAGTACTTTAACAATATAATTGTTATTGCAGATAACGATGAGGCAGGAGGAAACATGAAAGATAAGATAATTGAAAAACTTGGATCTCGTGTTTCTGTTATACAACTAAATAAAGAATATAAGGACATTGGAGATATGCTAGATGAGGACATTAAGCAATTAGAGTTCTCATTTGACAAATCAATCATGTCTATGCTAAACTAATACAACAACAACAAAGGAGAAATATATGAGCGTAATTAAGGGACTCAAAGATATCAACGCCCTGCTCGACAAGCCAAAGTATGAAAGCACAGGACAAAAGGTCCGTTGGGTAAAGTTATCTGATGGACAGTCAGCAAAGGTTCGTTTTGTAGAAGAACTTGATGCAGATTCAGCACACTATAATGAAAGTCGTGGACTTTCTGTTGTAGTCTCAGAACACACTAATCCAAAGGATTATAAGCGCAAGGCTGCATGTACAATGGAGTCTGAAGGACGTTGCTTCGGTTGCGAAATGGCAAAGAAGGAGCCTAAGAGTGGTTGGAGAGCACGTTTGCGCTTCTACTGTAACGTTCTTATGAACGACGGACTCGAAGATCCATACATTGCTGTATGGTCACAGGGAATCTCAAAGCAGTCAGCATTCAACAACATTCGTGAATATGCACTTGATACAGGTAGCATTTCAAATCTTGAGTGGAAGTTAAAGCGTAATGGACAGGGAACTGAAACCAACTACACACTTCTTCCAAGCAAGCCAGATGCAGAGCCATTCAATTGGGATGGTTTTGAATACTTCAACCTAGAAAAGGTTGTTCGTGAAGTTCCATATCCAGAGCAAGAAGCATTCTACTTTGGGTTTGATACTCCATCCGTTACCAGCACAAATATTGACTGGTAATAGATGAATTACGTAGGCTTACACGTACATACCCACTATTCCCTCTTTGACGGAATCGCTACTCCAGAAGAATACATTGACCGTGCAGTTGAGTTAGGGATGCCAGCAATTGCCATCACTGACCACGGTACTTTATCTGGGCATAGGGAACTGCACCGTATTGCAAAAGCGAAGGGTATTAAGCCTATCCTTGGTGTAGAAGGCTATATGTGTCAAGATAGATTTGATACTAGAGATAAGTCTGAAAGAGACGGAGATCTAGATCTAGTCTACAACCATATAGTTCTTCTCGCCAAGAACCAAATTGGTCTAGAGAACCTTAACAAAATTAATGAGATTGCATGGACAGAAGGTTATTTCAAGAAGCCAAGGTTTGACTTTGATATTCTTGAAAAATACTCAGAGGGTATCATTGTTACTTCTGCATGCCCAAGTAGCGTACTTGTAAAGGCTCTTGAGAATAATGAATTTGCGGTAGCAAAGAAGCACATTGAATGGTTTAAGCGGGTATTTAATGATGACTACTATATTGAGGTCATGCCACATAATCAGGCAGAAATCAATAAGCAGTTAATTCAGTTGGCAGATGAGTTTGGTGTTCAGGTTGTAGTTACTCCTGACTGCCACCACAGTTCTGTCGATCAGAAGGAGATTCAAGAATTCAAACTTCTGTTAAATACACATGTCAAAATAGACAAAGAGCATACATTTGAAAAGTCAAAGAAGTTTGACAATATGATGGAACGCTTGGATTACCTATACGGACATGATCGTCAAATTACATTCAATGAGTTTGACATTCATCTTCTTTCGTACGAAGAGATGAAGTCTGCAATGGAAGCACAGGGTATTGATAGACCAGATATTTATTCCAATACTCTTTCCATTGCTGAAAAAGTTGGGGACTATGGAATTCAAGAAGGCTTAGACCTTCTTCCAGCACAGTACAAGGATCCAGATGGAGAACTAAGAGAAGCAGCGTTTGCAGGTTTGATTGATAGAGATGTAAATACTAAAGAGTATCACGATAGGCTAGAAGAAGAACTAAAGGTTATTAAGGATAAGAAGTTTGCACCTTACTTCCTGGTAGTTCGTAACATGATTGCATGGGCTAAACGAGAAGGCATCATGGTTGGTCCTGGTCGTGGTTCTGCTGCAGGCTCTTTGCTTTGCTATGCATTAGAGATTACTGATATTGATCCAATTAAGCATGGACTTTTGTTCTTCCGCTTTATCAATCCAGAGCGTAATGACTTCCCAGATATTGATACAGATATTCAAGACTCTCGTCGTGAAGAGGTAAAAGATTATCTTGTTAGACAGTATCGACATGTTGCATCTATTGCTACATTCCTTTCCTTTAAAGATAAGGGTGTTGTACGAGATGTTGCACGAGTATTAAACATTCCTCTTACAGATGTTAACAAGGTTCTTAAACTTGTAGACACTTGGGATGAATTCTGTACATCAAAAACAACACGGGAGTTCCGTGAGAAATATCCAGAGGTAGAAATTTATGGAGAGCAATTACGTGGTCGTATTAGAGGTACTGGCATTCACGCTGCTGGTGTTGTCACTAGTAAAGATCCTATTTTTAGGTACGCACCAATGGAAACACGTTCTTCTACTGGCAGCGATGAGCGTATTCCTGTTGTTGCGGTGGACATGGAAGAGGCTGAAAAGATTGGTCTTATCAAGATCGACGCACTTGGACTTAAAACTTTAAGTGTTGTTAAAGATGCTTTAGAAATTATTCAGGAGCGAGATGGTAAATTTATCGACCCTCTTAAGATTCCAATGGATGATCCAAACGTCTATCAAATGCTTTCTGACGGATATACAAAGGGTGTCTTCCAGTGTGAAGCAGCACCATACACCAACCTTCTTGTAAAGATGGGTGTAAAAAATCTTGCTGAACTTGCTGCTTCAAATGCTCTAGTTCGTCCAGGTGCTATGAACACAATTGGAAAAGATTATATTGAACGTAAGCATGGTCGTCAAAATATTGGCTATACTCACCAGGTACTAAAAGATTTTACGGAGGAGACCTATGGTTGTATTCTTTACCAGGAACAAGTTATGCAGGCATGCGTATCCCTTGGCGGTATGTCCATGTCGGAGGCAGATAAAGTTAGAAAGATCATTGGAAAGAAAAAAGATGCTAAAGAGTTTGATGTGTTTCAGGATAAATTCATTGAGGGTGCATCTCGCTTTGTTTCTCCTAATATTGCTCGTGACCTGTGGCATGACTTTGAAGCGCATGCAGGATACTCATTTAATAAATCACACGCCGTTGCCTACTCCACTCTTTCATACTGGACAGCATGGTTAAAATATCACTACCCACTAGAGTTTATGTACTCATTACTAAAGAATGAAAAGGATAAAGATGCGAGAACTGAATATCTTATTGAAGCAAAAAGAATGGGGATTAGCATTAAACTTCCTCACATTAATGATTCAGATATCGATTTTAAAATTGAGGGTAAAGGGATTAGGTTTGGTCTGTCTGGGATTAAGTATATTTCCGACAAGATTGCAGAAAGGTACATTTCAGCAAGACCCTTTGATTCGTATGCTCAACTTGAGGAGTTTACTTTTACAAAAGGAAACGGAGTTAACTCTCGTGCTCTACAAGCACTACGAATTATCGGCGCAGCAACGTTTAAAGATAATCCAAGAAATGAACAAGAGATCAAAGAGAACCTTTACGAATATTTAAACCTTCCAGAGTTTAATATATCTGTTCCTTCTCACTACCATGCTTTCATTAGTCCAATAGAAGACTATGAAGAGAAGGGGTCTTTTATTCTTATGGGTATGGTTAAGTCAATCAAGAGAGCAAAAGGCTGGTCTAGAGTTGAGATACTCGATAAGACTGGTAGTGCAGGAATATTTGATGACGAGAATACTACTATTGAGGCTGGAACATCTTATATTATTTTAGCAAATGATAATAGAATTTTGTCTGCTATACCCGTAGATCAAATTAAGGGTTCAGCAAATGCAATGATTAAGTTTTTAAACTACAAGCAATTACCATTTAAGGATGAAGAAATGTTTGTGGTATCATTTAAACCTAGGGTAACAAAACAAGGGAAAAAGATGGCATCATTAACAGTAGCAGATACTTCAAGAAATCTGCATTCTATTACTGTATTCCCAACCTCATTTGCAAAAGCATATATGAAAATTGAAGAGGGCAATGCCTATAAGTTTAGTTTAGGAAAGACTAAAGATGGAACAGTTATATTGGAGGATGTAAATAATGCTTGATGATTTAGCAATGGAACTACACAAGACAGCAGTAACAAAAGGATTTTGGCCAGAGGTTGAGGATGTTGACGATATCTTTATTGCCAAACAGTGCATGATGATTGTTTCTGAGGTAACAGAGGTTATGGAAGCAATTAGAAAAGATAAGGGAGAAGAAGAGATTACAAAAGAGGTAGCCGATATCCTCATCAGAACATTAGACCTATATGCTGGTTTAGTTGAGTCTGGCTACACAAAACTATCTCTTGACTATTCATTAGATGAAAAAACACAGTTTAATAAAACTAGACCAGAAAAGCATGGGGTAAGATTCTAATGTCAGTAACAGTAGAAGATGTATTAGCCAACTTAAATCCTAAGTTACGCAAGAACATAATGTCTGGTGATGAAATGCCAAAGACAGAGTATGCAAAGACCCCTAGTTTTGGTTTAAACCGTGCCTTAAATGGTGGCCTGCCATATGGTCGACAGGTGCTTATTTGGGGCTCAAAGTCCTCTGCAAAGTCTTCTTTATGCCTTCAGATGATCGGTTTAGCACAACAAGAAGGAAAGATATGCGCTTGGATCGATGCTGAGATGTCATATGATCAAGAATGGGCTCAAAGACTTGGTGTAGACACCTCAAAATTGATTGTTTCACGAGCAAGAACTATTAACGAAATGGTAGATGTTGGTGTACAATTAATGGAGGCGGGAGTAGATATGATTGTTGTTGACTCGATAACTTCTTTACTACCAGCAATTTATTTTGAAAAGGATTCAGATGAACTCAAGCAACTTGAGAACACCAAGCAAATTGGGGCAGAGTCACGTGACTTTAGCAACGCTTGGAAAATGCTTAACTATGCAAACAATAAAGTTAAGCCAACTTTGCTTGTTCTTATTTCTCAGTCTCGCAACAATATTAATGCTATGTATACTAGCCAGCAGCCTACTGGTGGTCAGGCTACTAAGTTTTATTCCTCAACTGTTATTAAGTTATTTTCATCAGAATCTGACAACCAAGCGCTGAAAGGAAAAATACATGTTGGTGACAAACTTATTGAAGAAAAGATTGGTAGAGAGGTTAGATGGGAACTCCAGTTTTCTAAAACTTCTGCTGGTTTTCAGTCTGGCAAGTATGATTTCTATTTTAGAGGGGATAGTGTGGGCATTGACTCTATCGGTGATCTTTCTGACACTGCTGAATCTCTGGGGATAATTAATCGCACAGGTGCATGGTATCAACTAGATGATGGCACAAAGGTGCAGGGTAGAGATGCGTTCATCAACAGACTAAGAGAGGACCTTGATCTTCAAGAAATGATTAAGAATAAAATAGATGCCTAACTACACTATCTATAGTGGCACATTTCTATGTCAAACATGTAAGGATGAGGTAAAAACCTTAAGGCTTTATCCTATAACACAAGAAGCAACCTGGATGTGTAAAAGTAAGCACATCAGCAAGGTCTCATTTGCTAAAAGAAAGAAGAGCGACTTTGAGCGAGAAGAACGAGAGTAAAAGAATTGGTGCTAAACAGCATAAGAATTCAGGACGGAATACACACAAGGGCGATGCAACCTGGAACAATTTTACTGTAGACTTTAAGGAGTGCGGTAAGTCATTTGCTCTTAATAGAGATGTCTGGGCAAAGGCTGTTACAGATGCCATTAGGAATGGCAATGATCCAATGATCCTGCTTGTTTTGGGTGAGGGCAATCAAAAGATTAGGTTGGCCATAACAGAGTTTGAAATTTTAGAGCAATTTTACGATGGTGTATAATAGGAATAAGGAGATATAATGAGAGAAGACGAAATTAATACGATTGTTGAAAATGTTTTTACAAGAGAAGAAATTGATGCAATCTATAAAGCAGTAGAGAATAATGTTGGCTCATCTTTTATTGAGCCACACTCACAGGCAAACACATTCATTCATTTGCCAGATGAGATTTTAGACAAGGTCACAAAGATGGTTAGAGAACTATCAAATAATAGTAACCTTGTAATTTCTGAATATTGCCATGCACGTTATGCCAATGTGACGAGCAACTGTGGTAAGTTTCATTTTAAGCCATCTTTATTTCCACACGTAGATGAAACATTTAAGGAGCCACGATTTACATTTGACTATCAGTTAAATGGCAATATTGAATGGCCAATTATTGTTGCACCAGATAAAAGTTTTTCACTAAAAAATAATCAAGCAGTTACATTTTCTGGAACCCATCAAGTTCACTGGAGAGAGCCACAGTTATTCTCAGATGATCAGTTTGTTGAGATGATATTTTTTCACTGCACTGATCCAACAATGCCTCCAAAGACCCAAGAGTTTACTGACTCTATGGTAGCAAAAGCACTTAGATATAAGAAGACTTTTTTTGCTAATGGTGGATTCTCAAACAATGGAAATTGATATTGCCCCAATGCACAAGTTTTTAACTTCTATGGAGAAGTATAAAACAAAGTTGCCATTCTATATAGATAATTTATATTCAGAAGAAGATATGAATGAATTGAGGGCCTTGTGGGATAAAGGACGTAGTTACGAGCCAATACTTTATGGTCCTAATGAAAAGCATGATACTGAGCCACCAAATGTGTTAACTAGGTATCGACCAAAGCATATTAAGCATATGTCAAGAATGCTTTTAGAATTTGAGATGCCTAAGTCAATTGAGCAAAAACTTGATCAAATTGCAAAACCAGTATATGAAGGAGACATTGCTCTTTGCCACTATAACTATATTGAGTACAACTTAAAGTTTGGGGATGGGAATGATCCAATACTTCCGCCACACTTAGATGGCGATGAGAATCTTGTTACCATTAATACAAACGTCGGTGGCAATATTGATTGGGATATTTATATTGACGGTATTAGATATGAGTTGCCAGTTGGAAAAACTGTTGTATTTTCTGCAATCAATCAGGTTCATTGGAGACCAAAAAGAAAATTTAAAGATGGTGAGTATCTTGAAATATTAAGTGCTGACTATTGTCCCATTGATAACTATAGGTTTACTGGCAAGTTAAACCCTATTGATCCACTTAAGTTTCCAGAACAACGTAAACAGCATGTGCTACAAGTACAGCAGCATCCAAAATCTATTGCAGCATGGGATATGTATAATGCTCAATAAGGTTTATGAAAATTTTTACACACCAGAAGAAAAACAGCAATTAGATAACTACATTATGAATGTTGTTTATAAATCAAAAAACTATGCTATGGAAAAGGCTTTAGGTAGATACTATGGTGTAATACAGGATAAGTTTATGTCGTACGATGCTATTGGAATGTTTCCAGCAAATCTATTAGACAAAACTAGAATATTTGCTGAACAACATTTTGGGGTTAGTAATTTAGAAATTTTTGATATTATAATTATTAAATACTGTACAGATAATAACCTTGTCCCCAAACTTGATATGCATAAAGATGGTGGCATTTTAACTAAGTATACTGTAGACTATCAGCATAGTTCAAATATTTCTTGGCCAGTAATAGTTGAAGATCAAGAGTATACTATTAGTGACAATGGAGTTTTAACCTTTATTGGAACAAAGCAGATGCATGGAAGAAACAACAGGGTTTTTAATAAACAAGATTATGTACAAAATATATTTTTCCAATTTACAGAAAAGAGAAAATAATGAATAATGAAACAACAATAGATATGGTAAATGGTCTTGCAGAAATTGCAGACTATATGGAAGACGAAGAACTAACTCAGGCCTTAACCTTTATTGCTAAAGTAATTGTTAAGCCAGATATCCCACTTAACGTGGCAACAATTGAGATCGTAAGACTACAGGCAATTGCTGCAAAGATGGCTTTTAAGGCCACATGGATGGCTAACGTGGACAAGTCTGATCGTGGAAAAAAGAACCTTTACTACACTGCTGCAGAGTCAATTAACAATCTTGTCTCAGCACTCAAATATATCACACGATGATATCTGATATACTTATAAGAACAGAAACGAGTTTAGAATGACAAAAAGTTTATTACAGCAGGTTATGCTTAAGGGAAGTCCTAAGAAAGAGGCTCACCCAATTGATCCAAGTGGATTGATTACAGCAATTGAAAAAGGCTATACAGCACCAAGAGTAACAAAGTTTACAACCAAGAAGACTTTTGCTCCATCAACACTTGCATATTCACATGGAGAGTGTGCACGATATTGGTATATCGCATTTGATGGTGCAGACTTTGAAGACAATTCAGATGCATATGGTGTTGCAAATATGACATCAGGTACTTTGTCTCACGGAAGAATTCAAAAGGCAATGAGAGATGCTGGAATTCTAATTGAAGATGAGTTTAAAATTACTTATCCAGATCCACCAATCTTTGGATATGGAGATGTAATGCTAGACTGGCAAGGAGAACCACTCCTTGGTGAAATTAAGACCATGATGAGTGAAGCCTTTGAATATAGAAAGGCAGCAGGAAAACCAAAGACTGGCCACCTGATTCAGTTGCTTATTTATATGAAGATTCTAAAGAAGAAGAATGCAGTATTTATTTATGAAAATAAAAACAATCACGAACTGCTAATTCTTCCAGTAGAAGTAAATGATTATTATGTTCGGTGGGTAGACCAAGCATTTGATTGGATGAGAGAAGTTCGTAAGGCATGGGTTGATAGAACACTGCCAAAGAAAAATTATAGATCCAATTCCAAGATATGCAAAACTTGCCCTGTACAAAAGGCATGCGCTAATGCTGGCGATGGAACTATAAAAATTAGTCCTCTGGAGCCACTAGATGAAAAACTGTCAATGGTGTGATAGTGATTTTATTTCAGAAGTAAGTTATCAAATTTACTGCTCATCTGAATGTAGAGAATCTGCAACAAAAGAAAAAATTGCTGCAAGATATCTTGTCACTAGAAGACAAAAAAGATTAGGTAAAGTCAGGAAATGTAAATCTTGCAATAAAGATTTATCTATCTATAATGATGAAGAACTTTGTCATGACTGTAACATTAATCCAAAAGAAGTAACCAAAGCATTAAAAGATATCAAAGGACTTATGAATGGTAAAAAATAAATGGGGCTTAGAACTTCCCCCATCAACCATTTGTTCTATAGATGCTAGCACTAACAGTCTTGCATTTGCTTTGTTTGATACTAAACAAAAAACTTTGGGTGTAGTTGGAAAGATCAATTTTGTTGGCAGCGATACCTACGAAAAGGTTATGGATGCTGGCAAAAAGGTAAAGGCGTTCTTTGATTACTATGGTGGGTTTGAGGCAATAGTAATTGAGCATACAGTATTCATGAATAGCCCCAAGACTGCTGCAGATCTTGCATTAGTTCAAGGGGCTATTCTTGGGGCTGCAGGACAGTCTGGAACCAAAGTTATAGGTAAGGTGGCACCAATAACTTGGCAAAATTATATTGGCAATAAAAAAATTTCCAAAGATGAAAAGTTATTTATTAGATCTCAGAATCCAGGAAGATCTGAGTCATGGCTTAAGTCTTACGAAAGAGAATTAAGAAAACAGAGAACTATTAAGTTTATTAATACTATTTATGATAGGACCATTGTAGATAACGATGTTGCAGATGCCTGTGGAATTGGTCATTGGGCACTACAAAACTGGGGTAAAGCGATTGGAGTTGACAAATAATATTATGGCTGCTAAACTATATACATCAGAGACTTTTATGCGTAAGAGATACCTTATGGACAAAAAGACTCCAGAAGAGATTGCAAAGGAGTGTGGATGCACTGTGGAGACAGTATATGTATACCTTGCTAAGTTTGGATTAAGGAAGTCAAAGCGATGAGTGAAAACTTAAATATTACGGTTGACCAAGTTAACCATCCAGCACACTATATTTCAGATCCATCTGGTGTAGAGTGTATTCAGATTACTCGTCATCGCAATTTTAATATTGGCAATGCGTTTAAGTACCTTTGGAGAGCGGGACTTAAAGATGAGTCAAAGACTATTCAAGATCTTGAGAAAGCAATTTTTTATATTAAAGATGAGATTAACAGGCTAGAGGGCAAGTATGTCAACTGAAGAAGAACTTGTCAAGCATCTAGATCAAGTTAACCTAGTTGTTGAAGAATACTTAAAGGGTAATGATCCAACAGTAATATCAAAACAATTGTCTATTCCTAGACAAAAGGTCGTTACTCTCATTAACGAGTGGAAAGTAATGGCATCTGCAAATGATGCTATTCGTGCTAGGGCAAAAGAAGCACTGGCTTCTATGGATGCTCACTATGGCAAATTAATTTCTAAAACATACGAAGTAATTGATGAAGCATCAATGACTAATAACCTGACTGCAAAGACTGCAGCAATTAAACTTGTTATGGACATTGAATCAAAGCGCATTGATATGCTACAGAAGGCTGGACTTCTTGAAAATAAGGAGTTGGCTGAAGAGATGATGGAAATTGAAAAGCGTCAAGAAGTTCTTATGGCAATCTTAAAGGATATTGCATCAGAGTATCCACAGGTACGTGATGAGATCATGAGAAGGTTATCTGCTATTGCTAAAAAGGATGAAGTTATTACGGTAGTCCACGATGTTTGATGAGTTTTTAGAGGCACTGCAAGACAGTCCATTTGAAGAAATACCAGTAGATGCTAAAACATTTGTTGAGGGTGAGCAATACCTCAATCAGCCTGGCCTATCTGAAATTCAGTACGACATTGTAGAAGCAATGAGTCAGATTTATAGAAAAGAAGAACTGCAACAAGTTTTTGGTGAAGTCGAAGGAGCAAGATATTTTGAAAAATACACAAAGAATGAAATCATTCTACAACTTGGCAAAGGTAGCGGTAAAGATTTCACCTCTACTGTGGCTTGCGCTTATATTGTATATAAGTTACTTTGTCTCAAGGATCCAGCAAGATACTTCGGAAAGCCCTCTGGAGATGCTATAGACCTTATTAACGTTGCTATTAACGCTCAACAGGCTAAGAACGTTTTCTTTAAAGGTTTTAAGACAAAGATTGAGAAGTCTCCGTGGTTTGCTGGCAAGTATAATCCAAAAGCAGATTCGATTGAGTTTGATAAAAGCATTACGGTTTACTCTGGTCACTCAGAGCGTGAATCACATGAGGGACTTAACCTTTTATTGGCAGTGCTTGATGAGATCTCTGGTTTTGCAACTGAAATCGGAACTGGTAATGATCAGGGTAAGACTGCTGACAATATCTACAAGGCATTCCGTGCATCTGTAGACTCTCGTTTCCCTGATCTTGGCAAGGTAGTTTTGCTTTCATTCCCTCGTTTTCAAGGTGACTTTATCTCACAAAGATATGATGATGTAGTAGTAGAAAAAGATGTTATAGACAAGCAGCATACTTTTATTATTAATCCATTGCTACCAGAAGATGACAAAGATAATCAGTTGCATATTGAATGGACTGAAGAGCATATCAAGTCATATAAGTATCCAGGAGTGTTTGCACTTAAGAGGCCAACATGGGATGTTAACCCAACAAGAAAAATTGATGATTTTAAGATTGCATTCTTAACAGACTTAGGAGATGCAATGCAGCGATTTGCTTGTGTTCCAACATATGCATCAGATGCATTTTTTAAGCAGGCAGATAAAGTTAGATCATGCATGACATTAAGAAACCCAATTGACAACTTTAGACGATTTGATGAATCATTCAAACCAGATCCTGATAAAATTTATTATGTACACGCTGACCTTGCACAAAAACATGACAAGTGTGCAGTTGCAATTGCTCACGTAGATAAATGGGTAAACATTCAGGTAATTAATAATTATGAACAGGTAGCACCTATTGTAGTAGTAGACGCAGTAGCATGGTGGGAGCCAAAGGTTGAAGGCCCAGTAAATCTATCTGAGGTTAAGCAGTGGATTCAAAACCTTCGCAGACTTGGATTTAATATTGGAATTGTTTCATTTGACCGTTGGCAGTCATTTGATATTCAAAATGAATTAAAACAGGTAGGAATGAGAACTGATACTGTTTCTGTTGCTAAAAAGCATTATGAAGATATGGCTATGCTTGTATATGAGGAAAGACTTGCCATGCCATCAATTGACCTGCTGTTTGAGGAATTAACAGAACTTAAGATTATGAAAAATGATAGAGTTGACCACCCTCGCAAAAAGTCTAAGGACTTAGCAGATGCTGTGTGTGGGGCAATATTTGGGGCTATTTCGCATACCCCAAAGGATCTTAATCAAGAAATTGAGATCCACACCTTTAGGGATCGACCAAAAGTTGACACCCAAAAGGATAACGTGATACAATATAAACCTATGCCAAATGAAGTAAAAGACTATTTGGATAGATTCAATCTACTATAAACAAGAAAAGGAAATAAGATGAATTCACTTAAGAAGATCTCGATTGCTACTGCTGCAGCCCTAGCAATCATGGGAGTTTCTGTAGCACCTTCTTCGGCAGCACCGCTTGCCGTTACAGTTGCAACAGTAACTAACGCAACAACTGCTGCAGCACCTGCAACAGTTGCAGTACCAGCAGCAAACCAGATTACATCTGGAACATCAGTTGCAATCGCAGCAACAGCAGACACAGGAACAGTAGTTTCATTTGAGGCATCATCAACAGTTAAGTTGGTAACAGCACTTCACACAACAGATGCACCTAAGACAGTTGCATCAGGCGTATCAACACACTCAGTAACCTCAGCAGGTTCAGCAGTTACTGTATATGCATACACAACGACAACAGCAGTTGGTTCCGTAACAATCAAGAACGGATCATACTCAACAATCGTTTACATCAAGGGTACCGCTGGAGCAGCATCAAACGTTGCAGTTTCAGTGCCTGCTGCTACAGCAGTGGGAACAATCCCAACAATCACAGTTTCAGCAACAGACGTTTTTGGTAACGCAATCCTTACAGGTGAGACCATTACTGCTACAGTAATTGGATCAACATTCTCTGATGGAACAGTTACAAAGACACTTGTTACATCAACAACAGCAGAAGCAACTGCAGATACAACTTTGGTCGCAGGATCAAAGACAGCATCTCTTGCAACAGCAGTTGCTGGTTCAGTAACAGTAGTTGTTACAGGAGCCACAGCAGCAACAGCAGTAACTGGTCTTACAGCACCAGTAAAGGCTGCATCAGCAACATTTGTTGTTTCAGATCTCAATGGAACAATTGCTAAGTTGACAGCAGATCTTGCTGCAGAGAAGGCTGGACGTGCACTTGATGCACAGACAGCAGCCACAGTTCTTGCAGCAGCAAAGGCAGAAGCAGCAAAGGCACTTGCAGATGCAAAGGCTCTTTCAGATAAGGCACTTGCTGATGAAAAGTCCGCACATGAAGCAACTAAGGTTGCAGCAGCAGCAAAGGCTAAGACAGATGCAGCAACAATTGCAGCATTGACAAAGCGTCTTGCAGCAGCAAACAAGTTACTTCCTGCATCAAAGCGTAAGTAAATAGTCCAACAATTAGGGGAGTCAGGAAACTGGCTCCCTTTTTTGTATAATAAAATGCTATAATAATCCTATCAGACATCTAGTCTGCAAGGGGGAAAGGAAATAAAGCGATTAATACTAAGATCAGCATTTATAACAGCACTTTTAGCCTTATGGTTACTACTAGTTCCACAAGATACGGCTCACGCTGACGAAATCTCTACTGTCCA